TTACCAGTTGGCCCAGTATATCCCGTCGCACCAGTATTTGTTGCAGTACCTGCTACACCTTGTGGTCCTGTATATCCCGCAGGACCTGTTGGACCAGTATTACCTGTTGGACCCGTTTCACCCGTTGGTCCGGTGGATCCTGTTGGACCAGTATTGCCTGTTGGACCCGTGTTACCTGTTGGACCCGTGTTACCTGTTGGACCAGTATTGCCTGTTGGACCCGTGTTACCTGTTGGACCAGTATTGCCTGTTGGACCCGTGTTACCCGTTGAACCCGTGTTACCTGTTGGACCCGTGTTACCCGTTGAACCCGTGTTACCTGTTGGACCCGTATTGCCTGTTGGGCCTGTGTTACCTGTTGGACCAGTGTTTCCAGTTGGACCCGTATTGCCTGTTGGACCAGTGTTTCCAGTTGGTCCAGTAATTCCCGACTTTCCAAAAATCAAAGAATAAACGGGACCTGTAACTCCATATCCACCTATTGCTATTTGTTGTGCAACTAAATCCGTAAAATTTTTACCGGTGGGTCCTATTCCAAATATTTCCCACCCTCCGACTGTTCCCAAGGGTGCATTAGCATTAATATCTGGACCAATATTTATAAATGGTGTAGCAAAACCAAACTGTGAATATGCTATTCCAGATAAATTTGCGCCAATAGTTGCTTGACCTTTAAATCCAACTGGTCCACCAATATTAAGTGAACCAGGACCCATAAAAATATCTTTCCAACGATTATTAACATCTCCTAAAATATATTTATTATCAGATTTAGGGATTATATTACCAGAAATTTGAAGTGAATCGTTATTATTAACTTTTAATATGCTATTATAATAAATTGAATTATCATTTGTTAATAAAATACTACCTGTTCCAAAAGTAGGACATATAGTTGCATTAGAACCTGTTGGTCCGGTATCCCCATGACTTCCTGAGTTCCCAGTTGGTCCCGTTGGTCCAGTTTTTCCTTTATCTTCACAATTACAACATTTATCTTCACAATTACAACATTTATCTTCACAATTACAACATTTATCTTTATATTTATCATGACAATTATCACATTTACAACATTTATCTTTACATTTACATGTAATTATAATTTTATAATATGGACATTTATCATAAACCACGATAGGTTTAGAAGTTTTACATTTATATGTTTTAAAGAACTTTTCTAAAATTTTTTCAGCTTTATAACAAGCTTTTTTATAAGCATCTTCACAACTAATATGTGAAGAATGACGTAACATTATTTCAATAGTCATTAAACAACCATCACACGAATAATTTGTCCTTGTTATTTTTACTTCTTGATAGTATTTTTTTTTACAATTGTCCATAAATATATATTATTTTATATTTTATATTTTATAATTTATAATTTATATTTTATATTTTATAATTTATATTTTATATTTTATAATTTATATGAACAAATCATTGATAGTGCATCTGTTCCATATATTAATAGTAGGTGGTTTATTTTTATATGTAGGCATAAATCAAACAAAAATTTTTAATTTTATTTATACAGTTTTAATAGTATTAAGTATTGTTATTTTTATATATCATGGTTATAAAGTTTATCTTAAATGTAAAGAAGGAAAATCATATTTAATAAACTTATTTCATATGGGTGTAGTAGCTCCTCTATTATTATATATTGGATTAAACGGAGATAAAACAAAACGATTTTATTTTGAATTATTATTAATGCTCGGATTTACAGTTATAGGATATCATGGATATTATATGATAAAAGGAGAGTAATAGCCTTCTAACATTCAGTTTTAATCCATTTCTTATTAAGCACCATTTCTACACTTTCTAGTGCACCTTCTGTCCAACCATGATTTCTAGCTACTACTTCACCTACTACTAATACACCGTTCTCGGGATGTTGAGCTTTATAAATAAATTCTTCCCTACTTTCATATATTTTTCTCTCTAATGGTTTATAATAATGTGTTCCAATGGGCCAATAAAATGATTTTATAGATATCAAATGTAAGGAATTGTTTGGTATATCTAAGGATTGTTCTAATATTCTACAATACAATTCACGATTTAGTTCAGTATTTTGAAGATGATCTTTTAATGCAATAGCATTATTATTATCACTATATGAAATCATATAAACACCTTTATCAATAGGATCAATAGGAATAATTTTTTGTAATGGTCCAGGAAGAATAGTATATCCTTTTACATAATTTTTCAATATTGATACAGATTTTTTTGTAAATTTTCCATATAATCGTAAAAAAGGTTGACCAACAATATTATTATAAATAGTATTTTTAGGAAATAATTTATGAATGCTACTTATAGTAGTAGCAATAATTACTTTATTACAATAATATTTTACACCTTTATCAGTCTCTAATAAAAATTTACAAGGATTATTAGATATTTTTGATAATTGAATAATATTACTTGAAAATTTGAAATGTTCATATCCAATTTTTTCCGCTAATGTTGATATCATTTCCTTCCATGAAACATGAAATGCTTCTAATGGAGTATCATTATCTTCCATACCATAATGATATAACGTTTCATAAACATCTTCATTTTCATAGTCCGTGTATCCAACTGAAATTAAAAACTCTTTATATTCTTTCTCACCTAATTTAGCTTTTGCGAATTGTGAAAAAGTAACATTTGGTTTCCTTTTATATTTTTCATACTCTTTTTTTAGAAACGAAAAAGTTTTATTTACATTACTTACATTATTCACATTTATTAATTTTGAATAATTCGGTTGTATAGTGAATTCATGTGTGGCAATATCTAGATTTTTAAGTAATTGATATAATAATTTATCTTTTTTTAAGCGTCCAATTCCCGCTCCCGTTACTATTTCCGCACCATAAAATATTTCATTGCTTGTTCTTCCACCTATCCATTCTTTCTTATATTGTTCTAAAATAAGAAATTTGGTTGTAGGTGATAATTTTTGGATATAATATGCACTATATAATCCTGAAATTCCGCTACCAATAATAATAATATCATAATACATATAATAATAATATTTATAATTATTATTATTTTAGTTTTTCATTATTTTCTTCGTTTCATCGTTTTTCTTTTTCTAAATATTTCTAATTTTGTGTTTTTTCCTTTACGACAAGTGAATTTTCCTCTTGAAAGTCCTTTTTTGTTAAAAATAGAATTACTACAAATTCCAATAGAGCGTGCTTCATTTATAGGGTCTAATTTCTTTATACATTTACACAATTTTTCTGACATGATCTTAGTAGCTTCTAGCTTAATAAGACGACTTGATTTAGGTATAGATTTATTATAAAATTTTAATATATTTATGTAATCTGTTTTGGTAATTTTATTTTCCATTGTATATTATTATATGTTAGTAAAATAATTAAAATAAAATATAGCAATTTTGTATTCAAAATTGTAAAAAATATTCAAAATTGTAAATTTTGTAAAAACTAAAACATTAAGTATTATATAAATGAAGATAATTGTATTTGACTTGGATGAAACATTAGGTTATTTTACAGAATTTGGTATATTTTGGGATTGTTTAAATAACTATTTTAAAAGTAAAAATAAAAATCTAAGTGAGTATGATTTTAATAATATATTAAATTTATATCCTGAATACATAAGACCAAACATAATAAATATTTTGTTTTATTTGAAGGAAAGTAAAAAATCAAATTGTTGTCATAAATTGATGATATATACAAATAATCAAGGGCCAAAAGAATGGTCATATAATATCATGCATTATTTTGAAAATAAAATCAAATATAAATTATTTGACCAAATAATCTCAGCATTTAAAGTGAATGGAAGAAAAGTTGAGTTATCTAGAACTACACATAATAAAACACATAAGGATTTTATTAAATGTACGCAAATTTCAGAAAATGCAGAAATATGTTTTTTGGATGATAATTATTATCCAGAAATGGTACATGATAATATATATTACATAAATGTAAAGCCATATTATTATGACTTACCAATAAATGAAATACTTAAAAGATTTATAAATAGTGGTTTATATAAAAATATTATTCAAACTAAAAATCAGAAAGAATTTGAAGAAATAATATTGAATGAATTTAAAAAATATAACTATGATTATATTGAAAAGACAAAAGAAGAATATGAAATAGATAAAATATTAGGGAAACAAATAATGAACCATTTATCTATTTTTCTAAAACAAAATATGCCGAATAATATAGAGAGAATGACAAAAAAAAGATAAATACAAGGGTAACAATATACAGAACTTGTTATCAAAGACATAATCGCAGACATAGTGACAGATATAAAAAATATGGATAAAAAATAAGTAAAGGTTGTTTCAAATACTTATGTTTGTTGTAACCATTTATCTGCAACTTCTTCCCAACCAATGAGTAAAGGTGATTCTACAATTTTTTCTCTATATTTATCCATTTCATCTTGACTTTTTAATAATTGAATAATTTTTACAGCAATTAGCCCTTGCGATTGTTTATTTCCTTCTATAAAGTCAAAATGTATTCCTTCTCTCTCTTTAAATATACCAAAATTAGAAATTAAAGGAATACATCCTGTGGCCAAACTTTCTCTAATAGAGATACAATCAATTTCACCAATAGTATTTGTAATATATAGATGAAAATTAGACATATACTTCTCTCTAATAATCATTTCCATCGGTTGTCTACCATGATCCATAACACCAGGTTGTGATAAAAGGTGTTTTAAATGATTTTTAAAATTTATATCTTGAATTCCATCCATACCATAATAGACATGTAGTTCTGCACGTGGTTCGTAATTATAAATAATTGGCCAAATATTTTCAAGAATGTCTTTTAATCCTCGTGTATAACAGCTACAATAACAAAAACGGTATGGATTTCTTATTACATTTTCTTTGTTTTCTTTAAATTGTTCTGTTCTTACACCATTCGGTATGACGACACATTTAGATAAGTTCAACTCATCATTGAATTGTTCTCTAAAAATTTCTGCATGATAATTACTTTTTAAAAAGATTTTATCCACTTTGTTACCATATTTTTTATAATTATCTATAAATTGAGGAAAAAATCTATCATGTACATCCAACCATATTTCTTTTGCATTTATTTTAAATGTATTCATAGATATTAATCCCGATAATCTCCATAAAATAACAATTTTAAAATTTTGTTCAAAAGGAAATTTTTTCCAATCAATATAATCAACCCCTTGAAAATTCTGTTCCTTTACTTTACCATATACTGCAACTTTCTTACCTGTTTTTGTCCATTGATTTACCAAGTTTACTACTGCTTGTTCTGATCCACCTAATTTCATATCAGTTGGATCCCAGTCAATAGAAAAACCACCACAAAAATACACTATATCATATTTACTATCTTTTTTTTGTACAAATAACTTTATATATTTATCATAAATATCTTTTTTGATATATGTATGAATATCTATATCTATCTCTTTCAAAGTAGGATTCAATCCAATACTACCAGTAGTAGCTATTTCTCTTTTATTAAATGTATTAAATGTATGTGATGATAAAATAAAAGTTTTTTCTGCTTCTAATTGAACCATCAATTCTGTGAAATTACGTGTAAAACTAGCTTCTTCTGCAAATTCTTTATTACTATCATGTCTATTGTTTAATAAATACTCTTTTTTCCAAGCCATCGCCGTATTTGTTGAGTGATTCGGAACAAATTGGTTAAATTTATATAATTTATTTAAAACATAATCACACATTAATATGGCGGAACATCCTGCTATTTTAGCTTCTGAATTAGTAAGTTTTTCTACTGCATGTGCAACTCTTGTGTTAAAATAAAAATCATCATCATCCATACAAACAGTAATATCTCCTTTGCATTTATTATTACCAATATTTCTCATTTCTCCTAGTTTTACGTTACCTTTTAACTCTATGTAAATAATAGGAAATAATAACCCTGAATTTTCTTTTAATAATTTTATATTTTTAGAATTTTCTATGGCATCTTCACTTTTACTTCCTTCTACTATAACCCACTCAATGATATTAGTATATGTTTGTTCTTTAATATGTTCTAATAAAATTTCTAAGCATTTATACCTAGATAATTGTGTAATTGTTATGATAGAAACAGAAGGTAATATATTATTTGGTTTAATTATTTCTTTTACTTTTATTTGTTTTTCCTTTTTTTTTCCCATAATTTACAATGTAATTTTACTTTATAAATTATATTTAAACTAATTTTCTATGTACAAGATACATTTACGTTTTGTAAGTTAATGTTCATATTTTAAAACAAATTTGTTACTTTATTTTTTAAATTTATCAAGTATTCTTTTATAAAAGTGGTTGTTAAAATGATTAATCCAGCACTAAATGATATTTTTCGATCCAAGTCATTAAAAACCATTTTTTGTTTAAATAAATAAGGTGTTATCGGATTAAAACGCCATATTAAAAATAAACAAATATATATTTTAATATAATAATCTAGACTAATAAAAAAATCAGGATAACTTTTTAATATACCTAATCCAGATAATATAATAATTATATATGAAATAATAATAAAAATGGTAAAAATAGTATCTTGAAATTTATAAACAGAATCAAAAAAAGACATATATATAAATATGTTATTTTATTATGCTAATCACAAGAATAACCCATCATTTTATCAATCCTTTCACAGTGATTTCTTATTTCTATTGGTAAAATGTCAAGGTTTAATTTTCTTTTCTCAATTTTAGGCCTTACGTCATGCATTCCATTTAAATTATAAATTTCATCATTTTCCTTATATTTTGTTTTTATTTCATCAAAATTGTGGGGAAAATATTTCCACTCACAAAAATTATAAATTTTTTGTATAGTTAATTCAGTATTATTTACTAAATCATTATACGAAATAAATAAAAAATTATTTTCACTATTATTATTTTTTGCCCAAATGATTCCATTGATTGATGTCATAATTGGTTGTGTGTTAGGCGATATCATATTAACTAATCTTGCGTTGATTTCTTCACTTGGTATATTGTTTTCTTTAAACAAATGTGTAAATGATAACACGACTTCTGTTACAGACCTTTCTAATATAATTACTTTAACTTTTTTTTCAATATAAAATAATAATGGATAAATATCTGCAAATGTCCAACCTCTACATTTATCTACCACAATAGACTCAGGAATATTTTTATAATATATATGTGGTATTCCAGATAACATATCTGTAACCAGATTTGTTTTTTCATTAGCTCCACTTTGTTCCTCCACTTCTCTTTCACAAACAGTTCTCATTCTTTGCATAATATGACATAATCCTGAATTTCCCTCCGCATGAATATTAGGATTTTGACTTAATATAGATGATAATAACGTAGAACCAGCTCTTGGTAAACCTGCCATAGCTACAAATTGATTAAACGACCTCATTTTGTTATATTATAATAAAAAAATTATTTCAATTTAATCTTATTTACTTTTTTTATTATAATTATTGAACATTGCTTTCTTTATCTTTCTATTGAACACGTTTATCTTGTTCTTGATAAATTTCTAATGTTCTCGCACTTGGATCTTTGGCATCAATATATTTTGGCATCCAAAAATACGGAAGAATAGATTCACAATTTGGATAAAAAGAATCAAATATTTGTTTGTAATAGATTTTTTCGGTTTCTATACAAGGAGGGTATTTATTTCTTTTAAATAAATTATTAGATTGCATATTAGATTGCATATTAAATTCATTGAATTCCATTTCAACTGAAATATGTTCTTGAAGAATTTGATATAATGAGCGTCCTTTTGAAGTAACTCCATCACTAAATGCCTCTTTTTTTCTCCATAAGATTTCATTAGGTAATAATTGCTTTCCTTCAACATTTTGAAAATAATTAGAGGAAAAGCTATTTCTCAAAAGAAATTTTTCCATTTTTTTTTCTATATTATGATTTCTAAGTACTGGCGAAATAGATAAATAATAATTTACAAGGGATCTATCTAAGAAAGGAGTTCTAGGTTCAAGTCCATGTGATGAAATAGATTTATCTGAACGTAATACATCAAATAAATAAATATCTTTTAATAATCGCCTTGTTTCTTTATCAAATTCAACACTATTGGGACATTTATTCATATAAATATATCCACCAAACAACTCATCAGAACCATCTCCATTTAATATGACTTTTGCTTTACTATTTTTACGAATATATTTTCCTAATAAATAATTACCAATACTTGCACGTATAGTAGTTGTATCATAACTTTCAATAGCATAAATAACATAAGGAATAGCGTCGAACATTTCTTTTTCAGTAACAACTATTTCAGTATGATTTGTTCCTAAGTAATCTGCAACAAATCGTGCATATTTAAGGTCTTCTGACCCAGATAAACCAATACTATATGTTTCTAATTGATAAGTAGAATCATTCATTTTATAATAATTATTTGCAAGGGCTGCTACTAAACTACTATCTAGACCACCAGATAATAGACACGCAACAGGGCGTTCAGTTGCAAGACATCGTTTAATAACAGCATTATTTAAATAAGTAGTTATATTATTTGCAATATCCTTTATAATAGTTCCATAAGTAACATTATCAGTTACGTGACTATATAATTGAATATATGAAAAATTAGGAACAAAATAAGGTCTACATTCAAAATTAGGTTCCCAATAAGATTGAACCATACTAGACAAATGAAATTCAGAAAATGTTCCAGGAGTAAATTGATTAATTTTAATATATATAGGATTTGTATTATAAATATCAACAAGACATTTTAGTTCTGACGCAAAACCACATAAAATTTGTTTATTAACAAAAGCACTCATGGAACCAACTGTATTTATGGAAGATAAATTTATTGATAGATCTTGCTTAATATAATAAAGGGGTCTTACTCCATATGGGTCACGTGCTACATATATTTTATTATCTAACGAATCATTAATACGATTATCTAATAAAATAAACGAAAATTCGCCATCCAACATATTTAGTGTTTGTTCAATGCCGTATTTTTTAAATAAATGGATAATAACTTCACAATCAGAAGAGGTCTTAGGAACTACTTCCATTAAATCATATAATTCTTTATAATTATAAATTTCACCATTACAAATTAATATAATATCATCAATTATCATTGGTTGATTACCTGTGTAATTGAATCCATTTATAGCTAATCTATGAAATCCGAACATACCCTGTAAAAAATATTTAGTCTGAGTATCTTCGGGACCTCGTGATTGTCCTTTTTGAAAAGACGATTTAATTAAATTTGCTGGTATTTTATCATCATTATTAAGAAGTGCAAATATTCCACACATAATTATATTATTACCTAGTTATGACTTTATGTTATTTTAATAATATAAATAAAATAATAAAATAATATAATAAATAAAATAATAAAAGATAAATAAAATAATAAAAGATAAATAAAATAAATGTTGTCTAATAATATAATGAATACTGAATGCGCATCACAGATTCAAGAAGCACAAAACAGAGAGATATATAATAGAAATATTCCATCTCAACCACTTCAACCCTATATAGATGTTAGACCAGTAATGACAAAGTATTCCTATTTACCAATAGTTGACCCGAGACGTGAAGTAAATGTAAAATTACAACAACAACCGATATTTAATACACAAACAGTATTTAATCCTGGAAATACACAATCACCGTGGTCAGGGTTTGCTTCTAATATAAATACAGAATCAGAATTAAGAAATCAGATATACGCTTTACAAAAGTGTAGTCAAGCCGTATATGTTCCAAATAGTACTAGTGACTTATATAATTATAGTTTTACACCTAATAATCAAAATCAACAGACACATTCATTATTATTTCAAGAAGAAAAATTTTGCGAATTTAATCCAAATCCAGATGATAAACAAATTGGATCAGGATTATTCATGAATTCAACAAGAACACAATTAAGAAGTAAAAGCTAACCTAATAGCCACCATAATAAGTCCTAGATGTAATCGCATATTTGTATTTCAAATTTATTATCATGTAATATTACTCTAAATGGCTTACCACAACCATATATTAGTTGATTTTTCAAAACATTATCACATATTTCTTTGGACGAATGAGGTTGTAATGGTTCACCATTTTTATAAACTCCGTGTCTAAATATACCACAATTTATTTGTTCAATAATAATAAATTCGTTACAATGAGGACATACTAATACTGGTTGTTCTTGTGACATAAATAATATATGATAATTATATTATTTTCAAAAAAAAAATAATATAAAAAATAAAATATAAAAAATAAAATATAAAAAATAAAATAAAATTCATGATTTTATAAGTAATAAGTATTTGATTTTTTTGCAGTAGAAATATATGTCTGACCAATTAATAAATCAAATAACCATAGATTGTTTGATAAACAAAAGTATTTATGATAAATATATGCAAAGTAATATTACAAAACTAAATAATAGAAAAGATAAAAAGTTTTATAGAAAAAGAATATTTAGTTTAACAAAAGAATTACTCATAAATCAAGAACCTGAGAATTTATTTCCTGATATTAAATATTGTTTTGAAAATTATGTAAACACGTGTATTCAATATTTCAAAACGATTGATAATAATGATATTCTCCAAGAAGATTATTCAACTATTTTAAATGAAACATATTTAGATGATTTGGATAATTTGTCTAATTTGAATAATTTAAACAATTTGAATAATATAGGTGAAAATGCGGCAAAAGAAGATAATTTGATGATGCGTTCTATAAATATAAAATCTCAAACATTAGATTCATTTGTTACCAAAAAGTATATTAAAAAACCTGATGAAATGATATTACCAAAAGAAAAAAATATAAATTTAAAAGACCCTATTTTAAGAAAAAAGGGAGTTATACATTCGGGGAAAAAGAAAAATATCACTAATAATTATGATGAAACAAACAATACGGAAAAAAAAGATGAAACATAAAAAAACGAGAAAGAAAAATACGAAAAAAAATAGTAGCACTATTTTAATTAATCGTGTAAATTGTAGCCCAAAAGATGAAAAGGAAATGAATGATTATACATGTTACACGGATAAATCGCTGTTTAAATTAAGGGATTTATGGAATAATAGACATCCAGATATAAAAATTAATTCAAATAAGCCAAAAGAAATTTATAATAAATTAAAAGGATTTTTAGCAAATGTTTGTAATAAAGAGTCATGTTGGTTAAAACAAAAGGGGGTATTTGGTAATGTAGATAATGAATTATCAAACTCATTTGCACCTGAATCACCAAAAGAGTGGAAAAAAAATCCGAATGAATGGCTAACAAGTGTAGATATTATCGATGTAATGAAACAATATGAAAAAGCTTATAAATGTTTTGATTTTATTGGTCCTAGCCCAATAGATTTTGATACACGTAAATTATATGGGGAATGTGTGTGGAACGAATTATGTAACTTTAATATTACAGAACAAATTAAAAATGGTAAAATAAAAATAGGAATTATATTAAATACAGATCCACACGATGGACCAGGAGAACACTGGATTTCGTTATTTATTAATATAAAAAAGAAAGAAATCTTTTTCTTTGATAGTACAGGAGATCCTGCTCCAAAGGAAGTATTAGACTTTGTAAAACGTATAAAAGAACAAGGTAATAAAATGAACCCGACTATTCACTTTAAATATGATAGTAATGAAGGTGTGGAACACCAATATGGAAATACCGAATGTGGTATTTATTCATTATATTTTATTGTTCATATGTTGGAAGATAAAACAACAGGACATTATTTAAAAACGCATATATTGAGAGATAGTTATATGAATAAATTCAGAAAGATATATTTTAATGATTCGCTGTAATAATTTGCTTTATATAAAAACTCTTGACAAGTTACCAATTTTCTAACAAGTCGTCCAAATCAGTGTCTTCATGCAAATTTGCAACTAAATAATCATGCGAATACCTCTCTCTGATTTTGGGTTCCCTTATTTTTACCCACAACCAATCTCGTAACCGTTCTTTAAATTTCAGCGAATAATACAAATAACGAAACTGGTTTAGAACTCGTAGTTTTTCATTAATTACATCGCGATTATCACTATTTGTTAATTGATTATAAGAACAAATTATATCAAAAATTGGATTTTCATACAAAATCCACACTATTAATTGTTCATTCAATCGTGGTAAAATAGTCAGTTTATTGAATTGACAATGTAATAGTTGTAATTTTTCATTCAAAGGCGGTAAAGTAGTTAATTGATTATAAGAACAATATAATGTTTCCAAATTTTCCAATGCTGGTAAAGTAGTCAAACAATTCAGGCTACAATTTATTATTTCTAGATTATTCAATGGTGGTAAAATAGTTAGATAATTATTTAGACAATTTAATATTTTTAAATTTTCCAATGGCGGTAAAGTAGTTAATTGATTATGAGAGCAATGTAATATTTTTAGATTTTTCAATGGTGGTAAAGTAGTTAATTTATTATTAGAGCAATATAACATTTTTAGTTTTTCATTTATATGCAAAGTAGTCAAACGATTATAATTACAATTTAATTCTTCCAAATTTTCGTTAAATTGTAAATTAGTTAATTGATTATTACTACAATTTAATATTTTTAGATTTTTAAACCTGGTTACATCAAGCGAAGTTATACCTTTATCGGATACATTTATTTCTTTTGTATTTTCAGGTAAAGAATCTAGGTATTCAATGAACATTATGTATCTTTTATCTATCTTTTATGTAATTTGTTTATTTTATATTCAATTTTTTTAACAAAAAGTCGACATTTACATATTTTCTCAATGATAAGTATATAAATAATTAGTTATAAATATTTATATATTGAATGTTTACAAATCCAAATCCAAATCAAAATCCAAATGAATTTTTAAAAGAGGAAAATCTAAACGTTTTATGGGAAATTATTGTAGATGAATATATTCGTGATAAACCTAGTGATTTTTGTTTACATATATTAAAAACATTTAAAGAAAATGTTTTACCATTTTATGAAAATGAGAGAAAAAATAAATGTAATTTGATAGATATGAATAAAAAATATATTGTAATGATTATTCATTATATTAAAAATAATCTTCATTCGGTTCCTAATCATAACTCTATTTCTAACACTAATAATATTCCTAACCAAAAAAATATACCAAAAGGACAAAATAAAGAATTCATTACAAATGAAGAAATTCAAAATAATAGACAAAATGTATTTGAAAGAGATTTATCTCAGAGACAAGAAGAATTTACAAATTCTATGAATATTCCAAAACCACCAGTTCCTAATTTTAGTATTAAAATAGAAGATGAACCGATTGTTGAAATAGAGAAAACCATAAAAGAAATGATTGCCCAGAGAAATTATGATATAGATATTATAAATAAAAATAATGAAAATAAAAATATTTCACCTGAAACATGGTTGAAACCGACAGAAACGTCTATCAAAAGTGATAAGGTTAATCCTAATATAAATACAAATTCAAATCCAAATCAAGATACAGAAAATAAATTAAAATATATTAAAATAGAAAAAACCGAATTAGATAGTCAATTATATAAAAATCAAATAATTGACTTGAATAAGCGTATTACATGGGAAGATGAATCACTTATAACTGAATTGAATAAAGATAAAATATGGAAAGAAGAACCAAATATATTTGAAAAACTTAAAACAGTAAGCCAAGCCCAGAGAATAAATCAAGATCAAACCATAAATACAAATTATACACCAAATCCGAATATTATGGAAGAAAAAATAGCAGTTATTCAAAATGATATTTTGCTTTTAAATAGTAAAATAACAAATATAGATAATAATATTAAAATCCTTATAGAAAAAATTAATAAAATTTAACAAAAAATTGAATAATTTTTTTATTTTGACAATGAAAAAAACAATATAAATTAAAAACACTATATAAAGTAAATGAATCCTTTCCTTGTTTTAATATTATTAATGAATATATATATTTCATTCTCAAATGAAGTAAATTCCATATATCAAACACCCGTTGTTAAGTCTTTATATAATTGGAAAAATTATATTAACAATAACCTAATTATTAGAACACGAAATGATTATTTACGATTAATATTATCTTATGGGGTGAATAAAATAAAACAAAAAATAAATATTATTAAAAAAGTCATGAATAGAAATAGTATATTTTATTATAATCATATCTTGTCTAAGTATTATGACTTATCATATAATTTTTATACTATGTCAGAAGATGATAAAACAATGATTGAATTCATTATTTCATTAACTTACTAATTTTATTTAACTTACTAGTTGTTTAAATACATATTCACCTCGTTCATTTACTTCTAATGTTCCAATTTGTATTGGTATAATAGTAGGATCTTTTAATGCTGCCTCATAACTTTTTTTATCATACATATAAAATAATTTTTTGTTGATACGCCGTCCAATATAATCTACACCAGCAAATTGAATAACTTCGCCTGTCCATTCAATCGCCACTTTATTTGCACGTACAGTTGTATCATTTTGTTGTTCTGCATAATCAGGAACATATGAAAATTTATCTACGGTTGGGTCGCCAAAATTCAAGCATTTACCATTTGAGTATATATAACAATCAAAAGCCGTTTCTTTTATAGCATCTGTTAATTGTTTCGTAAGATTTTCTTTTATTTCAGAAATTTCATATAAATTTTGGTCACTGGTCAATGGAGAAGGAGGATTACCATTTCTACTTAAATCTTTTCTTTTTAGCTCAATAGCATCATCTGATTTAAGTTGTTCATCCGTAAAAACCATTAAATAAACAAATACTTCCACCGTTTGTAGTTCTTTTGGTAATTCTTTATGACTACAAATACGTCGTGCACGACCAATGACTTGTTCTAAACGCACAGGATGCCAATATGGTTCCATGATATGTACATATCTTGTATTACGAAGATTAATGCCTTCTGATCCCGAAGATGTAATCATAAGTACTTTAATAATTTCGCCCATATTATTATTTTTCGCCATTTTTTCAAGTTCACTTGATATAGAGTCAGGTATTTGATCCCATTCACCATTATAAATATGACGAATAATTTCCTTTTCTTCGGATGTTTCTGTTCCAGTGTATAAAGCATAAGTAGGTTTTCCCATATTTTCTTCTGAAATATCTAATTGCCATATATTTGCACTATTTTTCTTAATTTGAAACCTAGTAAACCCATTTTTATCTAATACTAGTGTAAATATTCCAATACCTTCTAATGTTCTGAATTGACTATATAATAAATGTAATCCTTTATAATCAGGATCTTGAATATTTTCTAAAATAGTTAAAAACTTAGGACTATATGTTTGTAAAGCTTCGGGAGTGAGAAATTCATCAGAATTATCTTTTAGAAAACGTAATGTATCATCTAATCGGGCTTTATAACTTTCACCACCAATTTCATCTAGAATTTCATCGCCCTCTACTTCACCTTCACGTTCTGCGTTCACATCTTGTCTATTTTCAAGTCTTTGTGCTTCATTCAATAAATTTGTTACAGTATTTGTTTTATCTTTTGCCGATTCTTTTGCCGATTCTTTTTCTTTCATTTGTGTAATAATTTCTTCAACAATTTCATCCATTTGTTCTTGATTCACCAAATTATTAGATTCCTCTTCTTCCATTCCTATTCTTATTCTTTTTTTTCCCTTACCTAAGGACTTTTCTTTATTTTTTTCTTTGGCTAGTTCTTTTTTTTCAGCTGCGGATTCTTCTTTATCTTTAATGACTTGCTTATAAATAATTTCTACTTTTTTTTCTATTTCGGCTTGTAACCTTAGTAACATTTGTGTTTTAGCTTCTTCATCTATTTCTGATAATATTTTATCTATATTGGATTTCGCTTTATAATTTAATTTTTCTCTAATATTATCTTTTATCATACGATTAACAGAATTTTCTAAAACAATATCCTTAGGCATGGGTCTATTAGGCATTACATAATTACAAAATAAACGTGAAAATATACGATAAGTAGAAGAGGGTTCTTTTAATTCATCACCCGCTTTTGGTTTTTTAGGCATTTCGGATTTTCTCTCTTCTCTACGTGCAGTTTCATAAATTCTAAATTGAAAATTACTCATGGGAACACGTGAAATATGATAGTCAACACCTAAGGTTTTATTATATTTAGGAAGTAAACTTTCCTGTGCACTTTTGAAATAAGAAGATAGCCCTATGATACGTCGTTTTAAAGCATCTGTATTTTTTAGTTTACCCGATGCATCAATATAACGATTATAAAATTGTTCCAAATCATCAGGTAATGCCTTTTTATTTTGTATTTTTATTCCATTACTCACGACATCAATATCATTTCTATGTAATATTGAAAATATCTTCTTTTCAAAAACATCATCATCAACATAATCCGTTTCAAATGTACTATTTCCTTTATCATCTTTTGTGACATTATTAACACCTTGATACTCGCCACTAGATTTGACTTTATTTTTAAATCCAAATGGATTTCTCGTAATAGTTAATATTTTACTAGTAGGGGAATAATCTAAATAATCGTGCGTTTTCTCTCCAAGTAACATAGTATGAAGAGTATTTTTATCTATTTTATTATTTGTTTTAATATTTAATGGGATAGTCCATGTTTTAATATAACCACGAAGAATATTAAAAAGAATACCAAATTCATTCGGATAGTTAATAATAGGAGTTCCACTTAATAATACAATACGTGAATTTTTCGCACTTAATAAGTATTCGTATAATTTTGTAGATAAATTTAAAGGTAAATGTTCTTTCTCTCCGCGGGTGTTTTCTGAAATCGGTTTTTCCTTTCTAAGTTTATTGACAATTCTACTAATTAAATTATGAGCTTCGTCGATAATAACAACAGTATTATCAAATAAATTTGATTTATGACCTTGTGTAAGCTCTTCAAGGCGTTTACTTCTTAATCCATTGTAATTAATAAAAGTATATTTTTCTTTAATCATTTTATCTAATTGATCATCTAATACTTTTCTTTCGTCATCTGTTAGTTCATCATAATTGGATTTTTTACTGGCATTTATGAACCAAGCACCTTTTTGTTTACGAATATAGTCCATAGGTAAATTTAAAACGGCAGAAATTATTTTTGTCGTTTCAATATTCGTATCACTTATCCATTCCCAAAATTGATTTTTTTTATATAATAAGTCACCTGCTTTTTTAAGTTCTTCTCTATAATTGGCTTGTAGTGAAGCAGGTGTCATTATAATAATCCTTTTGGAGTCTTTCATACCTTCGGCAATAGCAATAGATGTGGCTGTTTTTCCAGCTCCAAGACCATGATATAATAATAATCCTCTATATGGTGTATATAGATTCATATAATCTCTGACAATTTTCTGATGGGTTAATAGAGAGAAACTAGTATTTGTTTTACCAATATTATCACACGAAATATTCTCTTCATTTTTTTGAATTTCTAAACGATAAGGCTCAAAAACGGAATTAATAAAATTCACAAATATTTCTCTATTATTCATATAATAATTAGAAACTTTGATGTTTATAGGTGGCGCCCTGGTAGGTAAACGTTTTGTTAGAATAGTATCACCAATCATAATATTGGTTTCAGGACCTAGAATAGCAACACCCTTTTCAGGTTTTTGAGTGATTCTTTCACCTTTCTTTCTTATTTTTATTTTTTCTACTTCGCCTTCTCCTTCACCTAGTGGGATACCTGTTTGTAATTCAGGTTCTACTTCTTTTTGTATTAATTTTTTTTTCTTTTGAAGATTTTTAGTCTTTGGCAGATTTTCTTGTAAAATAGCTTCATCAACAATATTAATTGCTTCAACAGGTTCTTTATCCGCTGCTTTAATCGGTTCTATTATTTGTTTTGCTTCGGATGTTTCTAATATAGGATTAATAAATACTTTATTCATTTTATTATTTTTGATTTTTTGTAATAATTCTTCTCTATTAAACCCTTTATTTGATTCATCTACAATAATTGTGTTATTTGTTATTTGTTCTTTGACTTCTCCTTCTTCTCTAACTGTAATTTCTTTAACTACCTTTTCTGGACTCTTTATAAGAATTGTAACAGGTTCTCTTTCGCGAATAGTTGGTTTTATCATTAATTTCTGTTTTAATTTTTCTAAATTGCTCATTTGCTTATATATTTCATATATAAAACTTTTCTATTTTTGATGTAAATAGTTATAAAAAGTTATAAAAAGTTATATTAAATGGTTTCATTTTTTAGAATATACTGAATGGCTTCATTACAAGCAATTTGTTCTGCTTTTCGTTTAATTTTATGTTGACCTTCACCCATAAATATAAGAACTTTTTCATTTTTATCAATATATTCTTGTATTGTTTTAAATGTCTTAAAACTAGAAATAGGAATAGAATGATTATGTTTTAAATTAAATATCTCTTGACCTAAACATAAATAAACACCCATTTTATATCCTAGATCATCATAATCAATTTCTAAATAATGTGGTGTAACTTTGAATTCTTTTTGAATTTTTACTTGTAGTATGTTTTTATAATTATCATCATTTTGAATAAGAGCAATCCAATCAATATGTTTTTCAAATACATTTTCAATAAATTTTTGAGCCATTTGGAATCCTGGACCTGTAACAAACATATTTTGAAACCATTTTTCTTCATCTTTTACGACAACTTTATTGAAATCCAAAAAAAGAGCACCAATAAAAGACTCAAATAAACAACCAAGTTTTTTCAAATTAGTTCTTATTTTTTTCTCTTCTGCATGCTTTGAAATAATTAACCATTTATGTAACCCCATTTCTAGTGCTACTTTTCCAATGGCTTCATTTTTAACAATCGCAATTTTCTTTTCAGTCATAAATCCTTCATTTTCTTTTGGAAAACGTCTGTATAAATAATATTTTGTAACTGCTTCTAAAATACCATCACCTAAAAACTCTAACCGTTCATTAGATTTACTACTTAACGGCATACAATCGTGAGGCTTTTCTAAAATAGTAATATTTTGTTGAATATTTTCAAACGCAGGACGTTTAGTATAAGACCGATGAACAAATGCGCGTTCATATAAAGCTATATTATGAATAGTGGGAGGTAAATTATATTTAGAAAGAATAGATTGAACTTCGCTCAATGTAATCTTTACATTCAAAGGGTTATATGGATTAAATACTAATCCTTCCTCTGTTTTTATAACATCATCATCATGTGTAATATTTTTTTTGTAATTTTCACCCATAATTGTATTTGTGTATTAATATTTTATTATAATAACTTTATATTGTTTTCATAATAACAATTATATTAAATTTATAGTTTATTTAGGTGAACCAAAACAAAATTATAAAAAAATAAAATATTTTAATAGTATATAAAATGGTTTATATGTCAGGAAGTAAATCTGCACGCAATCAAGCATCTATTGTTAACAGGACAAATATTTGCGGTGGTCCCAAAAAAGCAGGAACAGCACCACGTGTAGGGTGGTTTTTGTCTAGTAACCCTATGTTGGTTCGTGCTCCTCAAAATAATCCTATAATTTGTGTTCCTAATAGAACAATTCAGACACAAAAATACGGATATCGTGCTACTATTGGTGGTAATATGGGTTAATTTAGTTTTTTATTATTTTTTTATTATAAATTATATTTTTTTATCAAATATTTGATAAAAAAAAGTATAAATAAGTAAAAAAGCTATTAAGTATTTACCAGTAAAATAATTTAATAACTTCTTATTACATTATTATTATGCTTATTAAGGTAGACGTGAGAGAAAAAGATTTAATACTACAAATAAATATTTTAACTTCTACTATTCCATTATTCAAAGACCTAGTTATAAAGACAGAAACGTTACCAATTGGTGATATTATTATTTTTAACGAAGAAACAAATTCTTCTGAATTATATATAGAGAGAAAATCCATAAGTGATCTACTCGCAAGTATAAAAGATGGACGATATGAAGAACAATCATATAGATTAAATGGATTGAATCATCATAATCATAATGTTATTTATTTAATAGAAGGAGATGTTAATAAAGTAAATCGTTTTAAGGAAAGCAATCATATGGAAAAATTAACAATTTATTCAGCCATTTTCTCTCTCAATTATTATAAAGGCTTTTCAGTAATAAGAACATTTAATATGGAAGAGACAGCTATTTTTTTGTGTAATTCATTAGCCAAATTAAATAAAGAGAGAAATAAGAAAAATCCCTTTTATAAAAATGTAAAAGATATACTAGATACAAGAGTTATGCCTGTTATACAAAACATTCAGCAAAATATTCAGCAAACAGATGAAAAAAAACAAGAAGACGGGGTAAAACAAGAACACGAGGTAAAACAAGAACACGTTGTAAAACAAGAACACGTTGTAAAACAAGAACACGTTGTAAAACAAGAACACGTTGTAAAACAAGAAAACTCAGATGAAGAAAAAATACAATCAGATAAAGACTATATAAGTGTTGTTAAAAAGGTAAAAAAAGAAAATATAACTCCTGATAATATTGGTGAAATTATGCTTTGTCAGATTCCTGGAATTAGTTCTATAACAGCGATAGCAATTATGAAAGAATATAATACAATATCAGATTTATTATCAGAACTGAAAGCAAATCCTGAATGTTTAAAAAATATAAGTTATACAAATTCAAAAGGACAAATAAGAAAAATAAATAAATCAACAGGTTTTAGTATTTCAAAATATTTATTGAAATAAATATTATAGATTTGTCTATATATTTATTATGGGATATATAAAGAAACTTCATTATTTTTATAATAACCTCTATCTACTAAGCTTTGAGTATAAGCCGCACCTCCCCAATTGTCGTCCATTGGATTTGGACTAACTTTTTGTTTTTCTTGGTTATAATCCATTTTATCTAGTGGTGTAGTAGTACCAACATAATAAGAGGTATTATCGTATGCGGGGTATGAGTTTTTATTATAAGGAGGGTCATTTCTACTCGCGTCTACCAAGAGTGTTGGATTTGGATGTAATACTTCATCTTTTTTATTTGGATCGGAGTCCATAATAATTTTACCAGATGATGCTATACTTATAGGCATTTTATCACTAGGATTTAAACCTCCTTGTGGCTCAGAAACACTAGGTCTTGATTTATAAACAGATTTACCTTGTGCATCGTATGTATGTTGTAAATATAAAACCGGACATCTTATTCCCTGAGCTCTTTGCCAAGCAAGAAATTCTGTATAATCTTCTAAATTATCAAATTCAATCGGATTTACTCCTGGAACTTCTGCTAAGTTTGTATTATATAAAAAAAACTTTGAATGTTTTTTTACCAATAAATTTGGGCAACGAACTTCGTTTTTGTTTTCACTTATATTTATATTACTATTTGTATTAGTATTGGTATTACTATTTGTATTAGCATTGGTATTACTTTCTTTATAATATTTCTTGTTGCTATATATTATGTAAAAATATGTTATTATTAAAAAGATTATTATTAATAAAAAAATCAATGATTGTGACATATATATATTATATATTAAAAGGATAAATAATAATAAAAAAAACTATTATTTATTTTCTATTTATAAAGTATAATGAAAATTTTACATATTAATGAAAATAATGATATGGGTAAAACAAATCAATTACTTCGTGAACTTAAAAGTAGTATAGAATCAGGTAAAGATATATTTATGTTAATATATATGGAAGGGTGTGGACCATGTAATGCAGTTAGACCAGAATGGAGTAAAATAGAACACGTTTTAGAAAAAAATAATAAAAAATATAAAAATATAGTTATTGTAGATATTGATAAAAATATATTTGAAAAAATGCGAACAAGAATAAATAGTCCTATTGGTTATCCTACGATTAAATATATTTCTTCTGGTGCTAAATTTCAAGAAGACTTTGAAAACAGTAATACACCAAATAAAAATAGAGAAATAGATAATTTTGTGAATTGGATTAACTTAACTACACAAAATAAAAATAACAATACTCATAATAAATCAATAAAAATAGGAGGAAAATCAAGCAAAAAAAGAAAATGGTCAATGAAATATAAACATTCTATCAATTGTAAAAAACCAAAAGGTTTCTCTCAAAGACAATATTGTAAATATGGGAGAAAAAATAAAACTATGAAAAAGGGATGAAATGAAATTTAATAACTATCTGTATCACCATTTATCTCAAATAATGATATAGGTTTTATATTATCAGGTATTTCATATTGCTCAAATACAAGACTAATTCTTTGAATTGTTTCATCAGAATATAAAGATTGTACAGAATGTTCTAGATTTCCACGAAAACATACCATACGTCCCAATTTAGGTTTAATTGTTTTATTAGGTGTATTTTTCATACCATAAAAATTAAATAATTCTAACTGACCATTATAAAAATGATTTGGTATTTGTATGTATATAACATTTACACACTTAGGTAAATACCTTCTATATGGAAACCATTTTTCACTTATTGATATTGTACAATCATAATGTCTTTCAATACTTTTATCAATGATTTTATCAACACTTATTTCAAGACTTTTATTAGAGAATTGAAATTTCTTTTCGGGATAAATAATGAGTGTATTAAAGACAAATGTGTTACATTTTGGATGTTTAATTTTCATGAAAATATCATATATATATTCAATATTATTCTTGGAAAAATGTTCAAATACATTTTTTTCATCTGTAAATTTAATAATAAATCCACGAGATTTTTTAAAGCCTTCATTTAAAGGATTATCTATAACCAAAGGACATTTTATAATTTGTTGAGAGAAAAATTCACATTCCTCTTTGGTAAACATATTATCATCAATAGTAACATATGGAACGTTTTCTTTATCTGAAACGAAATTAAATATAGCTATTTCACTTAAATAGGTAAATAAATAATATAGTAAAAGAATGATACTTAAAAAAAATATTATATAAATATAATACATTTATATAATAAATATACTTTAATTCTTTATTTTATAATACATATTATCCTATTATTATCCCATCATTTCACGCATTTCTGAATAAGTCATTTCACGACCGACTTGTTTTTTAAAATTATCTGATGCATTTTGTAAGGTTTGTTGTAATAATTTGCTATCGTTCAAGAGTTTCATAGATTCGATCATATTTTTTGGGTTTGATTCATTAGAGATTTCTTCTTTTATTTTGTCTAGTTGTGAATAAGTTAAAGTTATTTGTGTAGTAGTTTTATTTAGACCTATATTACTCGTATTTGTATCCATATTTGTATATATTTACTTATATTATATGTTTATGTTATATTATATCTTTATATTAGTTATTTTTTATTGTAACATGGAGATAATATTTTCAAATGAATCATTTACACTAGTACTATCATAACATGGTAGCCACTTTGATTCTCCTATGAAAGATTTTATTCCGCTATTTTGTTGAGGCATAAAATCATAATCAGTAATCAAATAGATAACATTCTTATTATTTTTAAACGAAACATCAATATCATATGCTTGATCGCAAGATTGTAGAGTATCTTTTGAAATAAAGATCAAAATATAATTAGAAGATTCAATTAAATTTTTTTTAAATGTTTCACAATATGAATCATCTTGTAAATTATAATTATTTGTAATTGTATAATCATATTCTCTCAATTTTGAAAAACAAATACTTTTTATTTTATAACTACACGTTTTATCAAATGAAACATAAATTAATTTACTATTCGTTTGAATACTTCCTGATGCACCCATTATTGTTTTGTATATGTATATTTTATATATTTACGTGTATTTGTTTGTATGTAATATAAATAATATAAGCATTTCATTTTTTTATAAAACGTGTAGTTATAAAATATAAATATTATAGAAAATTGATTTTAATGAAAGGAAATAAACAGAATACACTATAATTAATTAAAATGGAACATACATTCCGTATATTTGATTTCAACGTTTATAATGCAAAAGATATAAGTCAAGAGTCTTCGGATGATGAAAAAAATGTATATAAAGACACTAATCAGTTCATCATTCAGATATTTGGAATTAATGAAAAAGGTGAATCATGTTCTATCTTATCCGATAATTATCGTCCATTCTTTTACGTTATGGTGAATGATATGTGGACGATTAATATGAAGGATAACTTTGTAGCCCATTTAAAAGAGAAAATGGGTAATTTTTATAAGGATTCTATTACAGAGTGTAAAATCATTAAACGTAAAAAGTTATATGGATTTGATGGTGGTAAGGATCATAAATTTATTAGAATTGAATTTATGAATTTCAATGCGTTTAATAAGGCAAAGAATTTATGGTATACTGATTATCAAAAAGGGCATACTTTATTACCTAATGGATATAGATATAATAATACAGATATAAAATTATATGAAGCCAATATTCCTCCGTTATTACGTTTCTTTCATATTCGCGAAATTAGTCCATCGGGTTGGGTAGCTTTACCCAAAAATAAAACATTAGAAATAAAAGGAGAGAACAAAAAAACTAATTGTACATATGAATTTGAAATAAGTTATAAAAATATTATTGCACTGAATGATAAGGAAACACGAGTTCCTTATAAAATATGTAGTTTTGATATTGAAGCAAGTAGTAGTCACGGGGATTTTCCAGTTCCTATAAAAACCTATAAAAAATTGGCTACTAATATAGTAGAATATTTGGAAAATCTAAAACATGATTTAACGAATGATCAATGTAAGCAAATGTTGAAACAAATGATATTAACAGCATTTGGTTTTCAGAAGTTTGACCAAGATAAAATAGATTTAGTATACCCCAAAAAAATACCCAAAACAAAACAAGAAGTAGAAGCTATGTTTGATAAATGGGTTACAACACAAGTTAGAAACGCTGATAATAATATTCATTTTAATGATGCAAATACGATAGAATATTTATTTGAAAAAATGCAATGCGATGAAGAAGATGATGAGTATAAAGCGAATGTAAAAACATATTCAAATAAAAAGGCAACTATCTTAGATATTTTATGTGATAAAAAGTTTGAAAGAGAGGGGAAATTGAACGAATTAAACATTTCACTGAATAATCACTTTCCTCAGTTAGAAGGTGATAAAGTGACATTTATAGGTTCTACCTTTATGAATTATGGAGATAAAGACCCTTTTATGAATCACTGCGTAGTATTAAATACATGTTCACCTATTCAAGAAAATACAAACGCAACTACAATAATAGAAACATATAATACAGAAAAGGAATTATTAGTTGCATGGAAGAATTTGATCCAAAAAGAAAATCCAGATATTATTATTGGTTATAATATATTTGGCTTTGATTATCAATTTATGTTCAAAAGAGCAGAAGAAAATGCGTGTATAGACGAGTTTTTAAAATTATCACGAAATAAAGAGGAAATATGTGCTACCAAAGATAAAGAATCTGGAAGATATAAAATGGAAGAAAGTAGTATTCAAATTGCAAGCGGTGAACATGATTTAAGATTCATTAAAATGAATGGGCGTCTACAAGTTGATTTATATAACTTTTATCGTCGTGAATCCAATTTAACTAGTTATAAATTAGATTATGTTGCGGGTCATTTTATTGGTGATTTTGTAAAGGAGTTTCTAACAACTAATAATGGCATAAGCCATAATACAACCGAAATTAAAACATCTAACATGACTGGATTATTAGTGGGTAGTTTTATACATTTTGAAGAAATCGGACACTCAGTAGACTATTACGCAGATGGTGCTAAATTTTTAGTTATAGATATTGATAAAAAACAAAATAAATTTACAATTGATAAAATAGTAAATCCTGACCAAAGTAAAAAAGTGCGTTGGTGTTTAGCCAAGGATGATGTTACACCCAAAGATTTATTCCGATTAACGAATGGAACCGCAGATGACCGCATGATTGTTGCCAAATACTGTATTCAGGATTGTAACTTGGTTCATTATTTATTTAATAAATCAGATATATTGACAGGTTTTATTGAAATGGCGAAAATTTGTAGTGTTCCTATTAACTTTCTAGTAATGCGTGGTCAAGGAATCAAATTAACGAGTTATATTGCAAAAAAATGTAGAGAAAAACGCACACTAATGCCTGTGATTGAAAAGGGAGGCTTAGATGAAGGGTATGAAGGTGCAATTGTATTAGAACCCAAATGTAATTTATATTTGGATAATCCAGTTGCATGTGTAGATTACGCATCTTTATATCCTAGTTCCATGATTAGTGAAAATTTATCACATGATAGTAAAGTATGGACAAGAGAGTATGATTTAAATAATCAGTTGACGGAAGAATGGGGTGAGAAAAACGAAAAGGGTGCCTTCTTATATGACAACTTACCTGGTTACGAATATGTAAATGTGACTTATGACACTTATAAGTATGTAAGAAAAACGCCAAAGTCTGCGGCAGAAAAAGTGAAATCAGGACATAAAATATGTAGATTTGCCCAACCTATTTTGGAAGAAAATAAGGCGATTATGCCTTCTATTCTGGAAGAATTATTAAAAGCGAGAAAATCAACACGTAAGATGATTCCGCAACAATCGGACGAATTTATGAAACAAGTATTAGAACAAAGACAATTAGGTTATAAATTAACTGCGAATTCTCTTTATGGACAATGTGGTGCAAAAACAAGTACCTTTTACGAAAAAGACATTGCTGCATGTACTACCGCGACAGGTAGAATGTTATTAACCTATGCAAAAAAAATTATTGAAGAATGTTATGGGGATAAAATATGTAATACCAGTACACATGGTCCAGTTTTGTCAAAAGCAGAATATATATATGGCGATAGTGTGGCGAATTATACTCCTATTTATGTGAGAGTAAATGGGGAACTAGATGTCTTATCTATTGAGCAATTAGCAGAAAAATATGGTAAAAAATATGGTATTAAATGGGTAAAATGTTTAGAAGAAGGAAAAGAAGAAAAAGAAGTATGTGAATTCGCGAATACAGGAATATGTATAGAAACATGGACGGATAAAGGTTGGACAAAACTACATAGAGTAATAAGACATTTCTTAGCCCCACATAAAAAAATGGTGCGTATTTTGACACCTAATGGTTTAGTGGATGTTACAAATGATCATTCATTATTATTAAAATCGGGTGAAGAAATATCCCCCAAAGATGTAAATTTGCATGATGAATTATTACATAAAGAAATAAATAAGGCATGTTTAAATAACGAAGATATGGTGTTTATTAAAAAGTGGATTTATTCTAATACTAGACTAGATGAAATGCAAAATGAATTACAATCCGGATTACAAATAAATGACAATATAGTGAGATGTAGCGATCCAGTACTCGCAGCAAAATATTGTTTATTATTAAATACAATAAATAAAAAATTTAATTTGGATTATAAGATAACTACGGAAGGTACGATTTATGAAATACGTTTAAACGCCAAATCAGAAACATATGAGAATGACAGATTTAAAATTAAATCTATATTAGAAGATTTCCCTTATGAAGGGTATGTGTATGATTTAACAACTGAAAATCATCATTTTGCCGCAGGTATAGGAAGTATGATCGTTCATAATACGGATAGTGTATTCTTCACTTTTAATTTACAAACACCCGAGGGGCAACCCATTCGTGGAAAAGAAGCATTAGAAATTACAATTGAGTTAGCCCAAGAAGCAGGACATTTAGCGTCTAGTTTTCTAAAAGGTCCTCATGATTTGGAATATGAAAAAACATTTATGCCATTTTGTTTATTATCAAAGAAAAGGTACGTGGGAATGCTTTATGAAACAGATCCAAATAAAGGAAAACGTAAAGAAATGGGAATTGTATTAAAACGGCGCGATAATGCACCTATTGTAAAAGATATATATGGTGGAATTATTGATATTCTCATGAAAGAGCAAAACATAGATCAAGCCGCCAACTTTTTAAAAGCCTGTTTACAGAATATTGTAGAAGAAAAATATCCAATAGATAAATTAATTATTACCAAGTCATTACGTTCAGGTTATAAAAATCCAAATGCAATTGCACATAAAGTATTAGCAGATAGAATTACTGCAAGAGATCCAGGAAATAAACCATGTTCAGGAGATAGAATTCCATATGTGTATGTTCATAATAATAATAAAAAGGCGTTACAAGGAGAGAAAATAGAAACGCCTACTTTTGTCAAAGAACATAAATTAAAAATAGATCATTCGTTTTATATTACGAATCAAATAATGAAACCAGTGCAACAAGTATTTGCATTAGTATTGGAAAAAATGTGGGAAAATAGTAAAAAATTAAGTAAAATAAAAAAATTTAAGTCAGATGTTGAATCATTACGTAAGAATACTCCTGCTGAAAAATTTGAAGATAAATTAGAACAAATGAAAAACAAAGAAGTGAAAATACTTCTATTTGATTCTTATTTGAGAGAAACAAATAATGAAAAGGAGGGGAACCAAAATATACAGAAATGTTTATTGAAAATGAGTAAAAAGTAAGAGAATACAAATAAACGAATCAAAACCTGATAAAATAAGCTTTTGATTTTTATTTGAATAATTTATTATAACTAAAACGATTAGTTATAATATTTTTTATTACAATTTTTTATTAATATTTTTTATTAATTTCATCTTTGTTATCACTTACCTGATTTGATTTGTTTAAAATATATTGTCCACATGGTCCACAATGATCTTCATTAGATAAATCTATTTTATTATTCACTTTTTTGTTACAATATTCAATATTCCACCTACCTAATATTTTTTTTTCATCTTTTATGAATCTTTTAAGTATGTTTACTATAAATTGCATCTTAAAATAATGTATAAAATGTCTTTAAACGTTTTATAAAACTACGTTAATTACAACGAACTAAGTAAACTCATACGATTTCTTAATTGTCTAGGTGACATACTCTGTGATTGTAATCTTTTACTTTTAACACGTCTAGCAATACTATCAATTAGCTGTGTCACTTCTTGTTTGGTGTCATTAATACTCGTATTAGTATCATATGACATACCATCTTGTCGCATATTGATACCTCTCGCTGTATCCCATGTTTCAATGAATCCTTCCTTTTCTAATTTAGATAAGATGGCAGTTACACTTCTTTCGTGCTTTTGAGCAATTTGTTGAACCGTAAGTTCAAGTAACTCATATTCACGTTGTAAAGACAACATTTCATTAATAGTCCACTTATTTCCTGAACGCTTCATTTCAAGAGACTTATTTTCTACACACTTCATCATGTTATATAATATACCAAAATTGTCTTTAAATTATTTCTAAATATAATATTTTGTTATTATATATGATAACATTTGTACTAGATTTATGTGTATCTATAAGTAAAGGCCTTTTATTAGGCGGAAGTATTTGTTTTATTGGATATTTATTAGATAATACTATTAGTTATAAAAGTCAAGAACAAATTGTTAGAGAGAAACCAGAATTATTTTTACAAGCACAACAATATATTATAACAAATCTGCTATTTTTAACACCAATAACATATGTTCTCTCTGATTGTTTATTTTTAAATAAAATTCAAAATATATATATAGGTCAGTATTTATCTATTCTTTTTATACATAATATAGGATATTTTTTAATACATAGAGAGATGCATAGAAATAGATATTTATATAATATTCATAAATTTCATCATTGTTTTGATACTTTGGTAGTACCGAGTATTAGTAATGCAGTTTCTATTTCAGAATTTTTATTATCATTTTCACTACCATTTTTTGTCATAGCATGGATTATCAAACCAACTGGAATAACATTTTTTTATTCTATTGAATCAATAAGTATTTTAAATATGATAATGCATATAAATGAATTGGATAAAATTACATGGATACCAGGTATGGTAGCACCTTCATTACATATAGAACACCATAGAAGTAAAATAAAACATTATTCATCAGGATTTTTTGATATTGATTATATTTTTTCACAATTTACTAAAAGATAGTAAAAGATAATAAAATATACAAAAATTATTTTACTTATTATTCTCAGTAGCAGTAATTAGTATTGTAGTACATATCCAAGAACCAAATACAACCCACATATTACTAATTATATTAGCGCCATTATAAACAATCCATCTTAATCCTTGACAATGTGGTGTTACTGTTAATAATGGTGAAATAATAAATCCTATTAGTGTTTGTGGAACACATAATTTAACATATAATTGTGAAGCAACATAATGAAGTAATATCCAAAATAAATATATTTTTGACGCACAAAATATAAAATAAAAGGTATGGGCAGTTTTATTTTTAATATAAATAATTGTACTATATGTATAAGAAGGTGTGTTATCTATTTCACTTTTATATGTAATAATGGATTCTTTATCACTTATTTCACTAATTTCATCATTATCGTTTTTTTCAATGTTTTCATTATTTGTTTTTTTATGTTTCATAAATACTAATTAAATATCATAAAAAATCTTTATATAATATTTTTATTATATTTTTATCTCCTATATGTAAAATAAAAAGTTGGAGAATTTGTATCTGTTATGTTATTAGATGCATCAAATCCATAAATTATTTCATTCACAATAGTATCTGTAATAGTATTAATTAAATTTCCAGAAAAATCTTGCAAATAATCATTTATATTATTTGTTTGTTGCGATGGTTGTATTCCTGGTTGTGTTCCTATTGGTTGTGTTTCTCTTGGTTGTGTTCCTATTGGTTGTATAGGTGAAGAATTATATGAACGAATATCATACCTACATACAGGACACCTACAATTTGTACGAAACCAATTTTGTATTTCAGATGTTTTAAAAATATGACTACAATGTCTTATCATAGTTACTTCGTTATCTTCTTCAAATGGTTCAAGTGTTATTGGACAAGATATATTTAATGGATTTATAATATCACCATATCTGACTACTCTTGTTGCTATTTCTATTTGTTCTGGTGAGGGAAATATGTTTATTGGTTCTAAAAAATCAGTAATTAAACTTAATAGTCTAGATTGAGATGTTCTGGGTACAGCCTGAAATAATGGTTGATATTCTATATTATTATTAATATATGGTCTATTACTATGCGGTATATTTACATAATTACTTGGCTCTAATAGATTTGAAGTGTTTACATAGTTTCTATTTCTATTTATTCTGTTAGTGGTTCTAATAGTCTCATTTGTTCTGTTAGCATTATTTGGTCTAGTAGCATTATTTGGTCTAGTAGCATTATTTGGTATAGTAGCATTATTTGGTCTATTAGGTCTATTATTTGGTCTAGTAGTTGTATCAGGTATTGTATTATTTATATTATGATTAATCAAATCTTGTAATGTATTATAAATGGTAATAATATCATTATTATTTTCTTCTAAAAAAAATATTTGGTTTTGTAGTACTTCTAATTGTCTATTCAATAATCTTATTTGTCTATTATTATCATTGTACAAAGTATTTAATAAATTCATCATCATTGTTTCATTGTTCATTTATTATATATTTATACAAAATGTTTAAATGAATATTAATAATAAGAATAATAACTGATGGAATTAGAGAATTATAAGAATAAAGGATTAAGTGGGCTAAATAATTTGGGCAATACGTGTTATATTAATTCATTTGTAGCGGTGTTATCGCATACATATGAATTAAATGATTTTTTGAATGAAGAAAAATATAAGAAAAACCTTAATACTATTCCTGAGTCTACTTTATTAATTGAATGGAATGAATTAAGAAAAATGCTATGGAATAAAAATTGTACTATTACACCTAACAAATTTATTAAAACTATACAACAAATTGCAGAAATAAAAGATAGAGAAATGTTTACAGGATACTCACAAAATGATCTTCCTGAATTTGTTCTTTTTATCATAGATTGTTTTCACAATTCGCTTTCGAGAGAAATTAAAATAAATATTTCTGGTCAAGTAGAAAATAAAACAGATAAAATAGCAGTTAAGTGCTTTGAAATGATAAAAAAAATGTATTCAAAAGATTTTTCAGAAATTTGGTCAATGTTTTATGCAGTACATATATCAGAAATATCATCTTTAAAAACAGATAAACAATTACTTATTACTCCTGAGCCATATTTTATGATAGATTTACCAATACCATCTGATAATAAATCACCAACTTTATTAGATTGTTTTGATTTATATGTACAAGATGAAATACTTGATGGCGAAAATGCATGGTTTAACGAAAAAACAAAAAAGAAGGAAGATATTAAAAAGAGAATTAAATTTTGGTCTTTTCCTAACATACTAGTAATTGACTTTAAACGTTTCAATTATAAAAATCAAAAAAATCAAATATTAATCACTTTTCCATTAGAAAACTTGGATTTATCTAAGTACGTTGTTGGTTATAAAAAAAATAGTTATAAGTATGATTTATATGGTGTATGTAATCATAGTGGAAGTTCATTAGGTGGACACTATACTGCATATGTAAAAAATGCAAATAATAAATGGTATCATTTTAATGATAAATTAGTAACGGAACTTAAAAATCGTGATTCAATTATTACTACCAAAGCGTATTGTTTGTTTTATCGAAAAAGTTTGAAATCTAAATAAAAATTATATATTACGCCGTCCAAAAAGAAAAATGAGACAAAAACGCAGTTATGATTTGTATATTTTATAACTATGTTTCAGGAAATTTTTGTAATTCGGTCTTATGAATTTTCTGTAAAATTCTAATATATCTATTATTTTTACACTAGAATGAAAAAACAAATTTTTTAGTAAATTTTGTCTTATTTTTCTTTTTGGTCGGTGTAATATATAATTTTATATTTAAAATATTCTTATAAATTATATGTCAATAAATACCGAAAATACTATAATAATAGGTATAGGTCGTATGAATCCTCCGACAACGGGTCATATGTTGATATTTAAAGATATGATAAATATGGCATTAACCAATAATTTAACCCAGATAAATTTTATTTTATCTTCAACAGAAGATCGTAAAAAAAATCCATTGACTTGTGATAGAAAAAGAGATTTGTTATTGGATACAACAATGAGTAAGGCGATTATAGATACCATTAAAGAACAAATGATCGCAGAAAATACAGCAAATCAAGAACAAATTACAAATATGAAAGTAAATATTATATGCAGTCCGAGAACTAAATCTCCTATTCCTGATGCTTTTTATCAAATACTTAGAGAATATGGATATCCAAGAGAAGGTATAAAAATAATTTTAGTGATAGGAAAAGATAGAGAAAATGAATTTAATTGGCTAGTTAAAAATAAAAATCCACCAGTTGAAATGGAGCAATATATTCTAGAAAGAGGTCCAGAAGATATTTCGGCAACAGAAATTAGAAATTATGCTATAAATGGCGATAAAGAAGGTTTTCTTGCAAAAATGAACGAAACTGGATTATCAAATGAAAAATTAGAAAACTTATTTTATGAACTACAAACAATTTTACCTAAGAATGGCGAAGAACACGAAATGCCTGCGAAAAGAACAAGGAAAAAGGGTGGAAGTAAAAAAGTAAGAAAAACGAATAAACGAAAGATAAAAAAATCAAAAAAGAGAAAATCAAGAAAAAGATAATTTATATTTTGTTAGTTTCTAAAAAATATAAACATAAAATATCTACTTAAAGAAAATTAATAAATTCTTATTTTATTATATGAAATATTACTAAACATAAGAGAGAAGATTACAAACAAAGTGCTAAAAAAGAAAGTCCAAATACTTATGATATTTATAAAGTTATCAATAGAATTATCAATGCTAAAATAACAGAAGAGCATTTAACAATTTACTTGAAACATAGTTATAAGATTTATAAATGATAACTAGGTTTTGTCTCATTTTTCTTTTTGATCGGTGTAATTGAAAAATTGACTAGTTTTATATGTCATATTTTGACGTATTTATACCATTAGTATTTTATTTTTCTATTTATCACATATTTTATATATTTGATATATTTTTCATAAAGTATTTTAATTATGTATATTATATAAATGGAAGTAATAAATACCACATCTACGGTAGATCCTTTAAATATGTATGATAAATTAAATAGTTTTATGTTAAATCCAGTTGTAATAATAATAGCATTATTAGTAATACTAGCATATTTCGTATTATTTTCATCTTTAGGAAATAGTCAAAATTCCACAGGTGAAGGTATTAATATGAATGGTAGTAGTTCTAGTAGTGGAAAAAATATACTAGGTATAATAGTAGTTATTGTATTAGTCTTATTAATACTTGTAAACGCTTTTCAATATTTTTTTAGCGTAAATATAATAGGAAGTATTAGTGGTCTTTTTTCCAAAGACAACAAACTGAATATTATAGTAGAAGAGAATGATGCTAATAAAGAAAACGGAAATTTAAATGAGGCAAATTATAAACCAATGCCCACAGACCAATTCAATAAATTAAATAAACAAGTATTTAATATACCTGGTAATTATTACACTTATGACGATGCAAGTGCAATATGTAAGGCTTACGGTGGTAATTTAGCATCATATAAACAAATTGAAGACACTTATAAACGTGGTGGTGAATGGTGTAATTATGGTTGGTCTGATGAACAAATGGCACTATTTCCAACACAACAAAATACATATGATAATTTACAAAATAAAAAAGATCATCAGCATGACTGTGGACGTCCAGGCATTAACGGAGGATATATTGCGAATCCAAATGTAAAATTTGGTGTGAATTGTTACGGATATAAGCCAAAAATTACAGAAGAAGAAGAAGAATTAATGAAAACAATTACTCCTTATCCTGAAACAAAAGAAGAACAAGATTTCCAAACGCGTGTTGATTTTTGGAAAAACAAAATAAATAGTGTATTGTTATCTCCATTTAATTATACGTCGTGGGAAGAAATATAAAAAACGTATCTAAACATTTTTACTTACACCGAACAAGAAAAATGAGACTAATCTTCCGTAAAACATGGTGCTTTCAATGGCACAAAATATCTGGCAATTTTTGTGCATTTTGATACATCGTTACGACAATCAATGGCATAATCATACTTAATTTTACCATTTATCATATCTTTCTCTCCAAATTTCATACATACTCCAATTTTAGAATATTCAAAATTAGTTGTTCCTTCTATTGGTGTAAAATTTGCAAAATTAAAGCACCTATCACACGCTGGATATTCTATATTTTTAATAAATTTGAACTTTGGGCTAATCCTACTAATTCGTTTTGAAATCATTATAAATATTAATAATAAATCTTTAATATATTTTATATAAAGTAATAACTGTGTTGGTATCATTTTTCTTGTTCGGTGTAATATATCTCACCATTGTCTCAAAATAATTCTCAATTATACTATTTGGTTGAAAGAATAAAATTAGTTATTTTAATTGTTATAAAGACAGTGATAAAAATAATATACAAAGTAGGTAAAAAAAATATAAATCCAAAAAAACAATATGTAAATATTTTTAATATTGGAAATTTTTCTAATATTATTTGTTGTGATTTTTTTATAAAGTATTCACGACAACATATAGGGCATTTTTTTGTAGTATCATACCACAAAACTAAACAATTCATGTGAATAACGCCATCACAATTACAAATTTTAAAAAAAAAAGGTTGATTTTTTAATTTTATAAATTTATTTATGGATGTTTCATTTTCCAAACATATAAAACATGTACTTTCAATTTCATTTATATTTTCATTTATATTTTCATTTAAATAATTATAAAACGTATCATCTTGATAGTGTTCATATGTTCTAAATATCATTTTCTGTATAGAATATTATAAAGTTCTATTTATAATATTTTATTTATTATTCTTTTATTTCCTTGGTGATTTAAGGTTCAGATTTTACATTAAAAATGTTACGGCAAAATTTTTCAAACTTTTCGTCTTCTGGTTGTAAAGATGCTATATTATGTATTTCAATTTTATCTGAATTACTTTTATATGTTTCGGTTGAATTAAAACATTTTCCACAAAGTAAAATAACAATTATTTTATATTTCAATTTTGGATATTTATTTGAAAGAATTGTATTTAATTTTTCAACGTCATCAATATCATTTGCAATATTATAATATTTTCCATTTTGTTCATAATGATGATGACATAAGTGTCCTCTTCTACAAAATATGATGTCTTCGGTAGTTGTTTCTAGTATATTCATTAATCTTTGAATTCTTCTATTATATTTTTCTTTATCTGTATTGTATGATTCTTCGTTGTAAAAATCGTGATGAAAATATATATCATAATCATTAATTCTATCATTTAATGGTTCTGTAAAAAGTTTGAAATTATCTTCTATACATTTAGATACACCATTATATGTAACATTCCAATCAAATGGAAATGATAGATTTCGTAAACTATTTTTTCTTAAAAAATCGGCCATTCCACATTCTATACCTATTGGTATTATTATCATTATATATAATGATAGAAAATATTTTCCAAAAATAGCCTTATTTTGTAGGGTTTTAGAGCAACACGTATTTTAAATGCCGAGTAAAGAGGAGAGAAATTCCATAAAATAATAATATATTATATTATATGGATTATATTCAAGTTTTACACGACTCCATTGAAACATCTGTTTCAATGAAATTATTCAAAACGAAAGAAGAAGCAACTATGAAACATATATTCAATTCTAAACTAATATCTTTTCCATTATCAAAATGTAAAAATCTTGATAATTTTAATCCAGAAAGATTACAAATATCTGCTGTTAAATCTTATCCTTTACATAATAGACCAAGAGGAGATAAAGATATTAGTAGTGTAAAATATTATCAAAAACAAATTAAAAATAAATTAGATATTCAACCAATTTGGATAATTAAAAAAAATAATAATTATATATTACTTGATGGAGCTCATAGAATAGTAGCAAGTTATATAGAAAATAAACAATTTATACCAAGTTATTTAATAAATTAATTATTTTTTATTTAACTCGGTATTTAAAATACGTGTTTCTATAAATATAACAAATTATACTTTTTTGTTTTTATTCTTTTTAGTATTCGTTTTGATTATTTTATTTGGATTAGGTTTTTTTACAAAATTTTTCCTTGTTTTTTTTTTTAGTTTATCATAATGTCTTACTAAATCAAGTAATTTTTCGTGAATATCATCATCTATTACATCATTGACATAATTAGATTTACCACCACTTTTAACATCATCAACTTCGTAAGAATCTTCATCTTCATTTTCATAAGACTTAATATTATCATCATTATAATCATAATCAGAGTGATCATTTGGATTACTTTTATCCCCACCAAAGAGATTATTTGAAAATGCCCAATTAGGTACTACTAAATGGTTAAAAATATCAGAAACATTTTTCATTCCACCTATTTGCATATCATTATTTAGTGTCATTATTGGAGATAATCCCGACTTCATCATAATAGATTTTACGCTAAAACCGCCACCTCCAATCCTATTATTATTTTCATTATTAAAAATTAAATCAGATGCATTCATGCTAATAATATAGATATAGAATATTTATTAATTATAATACCGCTTTAATTCAGAAACTACTTTAATAGATCGTTTTTCTTTTAAATGATTTACAATCATTTTTATTTGTGATTCGTTTTTAATAACTTCGGATAATGTTTTTTCTAAATATTTGAAAGTCAATGGTTCAGGTACTTTTGTATTTACAAATCTTAATTTTCCATCACTAATTTGTATAGTAGAATTGCTAATATTATGTTCAGATGCATAATCACTTATATTTTCATATAACTTATTACGTTTATCACGTAATTCTTTTGTTTGTTCATTTATTTTCTTCAATTGATTATCGAGTGAAACCCATTGTTGAATTTGATTTTCAAAACTACTCATATATATTTACATAAGTAATTTATCTTTAACCTTTTACATATTTTTTACACATTTTTACATCCTTGATTTTTATGGGAAAAAAATCCCATAAAATCAACAAGGATTGCCCTTCACAGAGCGTGTAAATTTTGGTTTTACTGGTTCGTCTAAACTACTTGATAAATTCTCGCTTCTTGATAAATAATTTGGTCTTTCTTTATTATTTATCGCATTACTATTACTTTAACATGTTTTTACATGATACCATTTTAATATCTTCTTGTTTTTTTACCTCCACGTTTTCGTCGTCCGAATGTTTGTTGTAATCCTAAAATAGCAAGTGGAACAGCAGCCGTTTTTAATAAGCTACCCCAAAATCCTCCTTTTTGAGTTTTAGAACGTCTTTTACCAGCATGTTGTTTTCCATTCAAAGAGACAATCGCATTAGATTGAGTATGACTCTTAGATTGATCAAATACATCATTATATTGTTCATTACCAGTACCAACAGTCTTTAACATATAATCCGCAGCACTAGTATATCCTCCTTTTTTATTTTTACATGATCCTTTTCTACGCCTAGAATGTGTTTTCCTATTCTTCATTTATATAAATAATAAAGAATAAAATCTAAGATGTTATAATAATTTATTTAGTAGTTGTTTATTTCGTAATAACAATATTAAAATAACAAGAATTGCTAAAATCATCAAAAAAATAATGAAAACCAATGTAATAATCATATAAATATACGGATTAATTTCATATAGAATAAAATTAATTACAGGTGAAAATAATAGTTTAAACTCATTTTTTATATCATCTCTCTTTAATATCTCTAAACATTGTTTTACTAATGAATCTTTCATACTAAATAATAGAAAAAATTATATTAAAATTTTACCTATTTTTTGCGTGTTGTTATAATTAAATTTTTCTATATAACATATCAAATAGTAATGGATAATATTATAAAACCAAATGATACTTTCGATTTCACAAAATTATCTTTAACACAACCATCAGGAATCCAAGGAGGGGCATATTTTACGAGGTTGGAATATAATAATAAGCCGTTATATGTCCAAACGACTAAAAGTTTAACTAAACAAGGTCTTGTTAAATCAGGAAAAAAATATCATTTAGACTTAATGTTTGATAATAACTCAGAAACGATCATTCATTGGTTTGAAAATATTGAAGAAAAATGTAAAAAATTAATCTGTGAAAAAAAAGATACTTGGTTCCAAAATTCACTAGAAGAATCTGATATAGAAAATGCTTTTAATTCCATAATACGTGTATATAAATCTGGTAAATATTATCTTGTTAGAACAAATATAAAAAATAGTCAAACTAGTGAGCCATCTGTTAAAATTTATAATGAATATGAGGTAGCAATGAATCCAGAGGATTTACAAAATGATTCTGAAATTATTTCTATTTTAGAAATTCAAGGAATTAAATTTACTTCTAGAAATTTTCAGATTGAAATAGAATTAAAACAAATTATGATACTTGATAATCAACCCATATTTAATAACTGTTTGATAAAATCAGAAAAATCATTTCATAAAAGTAATATAGATAATGCAAATAATATAGGAAGTGTAGGAAATATAGGAAATATAGGAAGTGTAGGAAATATAGGAAACTTAGACAACTTAGGTAAATTGGGCAACTTAGACAACTTAGGTAAATTAGGCAACTTAGACAACTTAGACAACTTAGACAACTTAGACAACTTAGACAACTTAGACAAATTAGACAAAATATCTACTTTACAAGAGATAAATGTTGAAAAAAAAACAGAAATAAAAGATTTAGATAATAATGAAAACATAAACAAACAACCCATAGATAAAGATCAAAACATAAAAAATAAAGAAAATATAAATGAAAAAGAAATGATAATATCAGATGATAATAGTAATAAAAATAATATCATAGAAACACAGTCATTTATAAAGATAGAAATGGAAGAATTATCGGATGATATAAATGATAAAAAAGAATTAGAAGAATTAGAAATGAATATAGATTTAGAAAATCTAGAAAAATTTACACTAAAAAAACCGAATAAAGTTTATTTTGATTTATATAAGGAAGCACGTAAAAAAGCAAAATTAGCAAAAAAGAATGCTATATTAGCTTTTTTAGAAGCAAAGAATATTAAGAAAACATATATGCTAGAAAACATGAATGATAGTGATAGTGATTTTGATGAATTTGATGAAGAAATAGAGGAAGTTTCTGAAAGTGAATTAGATGGTTTATAAATTTATTTACAATGTTTAGAATAATAATTAATATGTATTCTTAAAATTATTTTATCATTAATTTTATATAATGAACATGTCTTTAAAAAAGCTATGGAATGAATATGGAGTTGTTGGTGTAATTGTTCTACTAATTATTGCATATGGAATTAGTATATTTGCTAGTTATTTATTTAACAAAGGGCGAAGTGGTAATGAAATGAATCAGAATATGCCACAACAATATAAAAATGGTAACAAAGGTTCAGGAGTTCAACCTTCACAACCCATGGGAGAAAATGAGACATTTGCTTCTGTAAATGGTATACAAACTAGTATGCCTGGATTACCTTCATCATGTTCTGCACCAAATATTCAAAATCCTGCGGAACTTTTACCAAAAGACTCAAATAGTCAATGGGCGCAATTAAACCCAACGGGTAAGGGTGAATTATCAAATATTAATTTATTAAAAGCAGGATATCATATTGGAATTGATACTATTGGACAAACATTAAGGAATGCAAATCTACAAATTCGTTCAGAGCCACCTAATCCGCAATTAAGTGTAGGACCATGGAATCAGTCTACCATTGAGCCAGATTTTATGAGACCTCCGCTTGAAATTGGTGCTGGTACTCAGTAAACAAAAGTAATATAAATAAAATAAAGTAATATAAATAATATAAAATAAAAATGGTATAAAAATTTACTATAAATAATATAAAATGATATTTTTTATATTATTTATTTCTTTTTTTTTGAATAGTATGAACATAATTAATTCAGGGAGACTAATGGGTAAAAGTAAAATATTAGAATTGAACAATTATTCTATTTTCAATAGAAAAAACTTGATAATCCAAATAAAAAAAATTAAATCACAAAACATTTTTACAAATAAAAACAATATGTTTTATGAAAAAGACATTGAATTGTATTTACATAATAATGAGTTTATAAAAGATAAAAAGTTAATATCCATTTCACCTGCTGGCCTTAAAGGGTTTTACTTATTTGGTGTATTGAATTACATTAAACAAAATTATGATTTATCAGATTATATTTTTTCAGGTGCATCAGCTGGATCTTGGAATAGTTTATTTATGTGTTTAAATAAAAATTCTGATGATTTTGTCTATGAAATATTAAATTCTGAATTAAAAAAATCAAAAACAATAAATGAATTAGAATATTCTATTAAGTATAAAATACTTAAATCATATAAAGAAGAAGATTTTGATTTAAAACGTTTATTCATAGGAGTTACATCTATTAAAAATTATCAGATTCAAACAAATATTTTTTCCGATTTTGATAACTTGGAAGATGCGATTAATTGTTGTATTGCTAGCTCACATATTCCTTTTATTACTGGTGGATTGTCAAATAAATACCACGATATTTATACTTTTGACGGTGGTTTCAGTATATATCCTTATTTAAATGTGACAAAATCTGCTCTACATGTTTATCCAAATATGTGGTCAGATTATCGTTTAAAACATAGTTATAACAAAATCGATAACAAAATCGATAACAAAAATGATAACAAAAATGATAACAAAAATGAAAAGTTAAATAATTTTCAAAAAATGTTAACTTATAGTAGTTTTTTATTTATGAATAAAAACACAAATTTCATTGAATTATACGATAATGGATATGCGGATGCTAAAAAAAATAAAAACATTTTAGATACTATTTTTATTGTAGAGAAAAATTCTAATACATCGGAAATAATAGATTATGATATTTATAATGAGATGCAATAAAAAGTATTTTTAGATAATATTTGTTATATATTTTTTATAATAACAATTATTATATATAAATATATTATGAGTAAAAGTAGTTTTTATTTATATTCTATTTTAGCATTTGTTATAGTAATAGGAGGAGTATCATTATATCAGTATTCTCAATCTGATGAATATAATTTAAAATGTGTGATTGCATCAAAAGATGGAAATCAATATTGTGTCAGAGAGAGAAAAAAGGTTAGTGCTGCGGCGAATTTGTTAGCAAAAGTAACTGAAAATTGTAAACACATGGTAGAATATATGAATAAAAAACATCCTGATGACCCTCGTGTAAAAAAATTAGTAGAAGGTTTTAATCCAAAGAAAATAAACGAAACATTACCAACAAGTAGTTTCACAGCATATAGTGAAAATAAGGGTGAAAAATTGGCTTTTTGTTTAAATAAAAAAAAGGATGATAATAATTCACTGATTGATATAAATACATTAACATTTGTTGCACTACATGAATTATCTCATATTATGACAACAAGTATTGGTCACAAACAAGAATTTTGGGAAAATTTTAAATTTTTATTAGAAAATGCCAAAGCAGCAGGAATATATAATCCTGTTGATTATAAGAAAAAACCAACTGATTATTGTGGAATGAAAATAGATGATAATCCTATGTACGATTTAATTTAATTTGTAATAAAGTTATGCCAAATATATTATTTTTATAAAATATTTAATTAAAAATAATACTTTGATTATATATATGTCTATAAATGAATCTTCTAATCCCATTTATAAAGTAAATTATTTATTGAAAGATAGTATTAATACAATATATGTATTTTATGGAAAAAAAGTAGGAAAAGAACAAAATCTGTTACCAAAGATATTTACTGTAAAAGAAATGGAAAATATAAAAGAGAAACAAATTAATATAATATTTTCAGAACAAACGATTCACTATGACGATTCTATCGGAACTATTAAAATAAAAATACTGAATGAAATGAAAAAATCTATTTCCATAGAAGAAATATATTTATATTGCGAAAAAATAGAAAAACTTACATCTATTTCTCTCTATCAATCTTTGACGCAAAATAAAAAAATAGAGTTAACAAAAATTCGTTTGGAACAATTTATTTCTAATATTGTAAGTGAAAAAAATGGAGATAAATTTAAGGCACCACCAGATAAAGAAGTATATACATTTGATGATATTCTAGAAATGAATCTAGATGGAAAAAAATATATTATTAATAAAGTATTAGGCCAAAAATTTTTTATTATAGATAATGAATATCCATTCGTATGTAATCCATATGATGTCAATGAGTTTGATTCTTTTTTTGAAAAGATTGCACGTAAATCACTTACTACTTTAAATAATAAGCTCTTGTTAAATACTGGGGAAATTTTAAATAATAATATTTATTTATGTTCTGCACAAGATGTATTAGAGTATTCTTCTACTAAGGACATTTCACAAGAATCTATGATGAAGATTTATTATCCATTTTTATACAATAAAAATATTAATAATTTGGATAACTTATTAGAAAATCGTGATAAATTACTAAGTGAAACGAATAAAATATTAAATTCAAATACTTTGGATGTATTTAAAACGATTGATATGTTTTATGATATTTATAATTTACGTAAAAGTGATTTGAATTATGTAAACAAAGGAATTAAATATATAAAAGCCTCTATTATTCCTGAATATCTTTTTAAAATTCCATTAGATGTTATATTCAAAGTTTTACATGCTACTAAATTAAACCCATTTATTAAATATAATCCTTCAACTAGACAAGAAAATATATATCGGTTATTTACAGATAATATAGCTACGGATGGAAGAAAAATACCTTTTCTAAAAAAAGGAAATATATTTAAATTAATTAAAACCATAGGTAAAAGTAAATCCGTAGCTGTTTATATTGAATATAAAGACCAATCTATTATTTGTGAATTTACAGAAAATGGATTTATTACTATTAGTACTGAATTTTCATCTGTTATTAGCATGACGGATTTGGAGAAAATGATACAAGATAGTGTAAATCCAGTTATTCAAGAAGTTTCACAAACAATTGAACAGAGTGGTTATAAATTAACTAAATTTCATAGTTTTAATGATGAAAATATTGAAGTGAATAGTATAAATTATGAATGTCAAATAAAAATAACAAAACAGATACAATTAGAACCATATAAAGGATGTATATCTAGTGTTTTTAATAATGAATCAAGTGAATTTAAATCAGGAATTCATTTGCGTTTTAAAAGAGTGTCAAATTTTAATAAATTAACAAGTCAAGAAGCTTTTATTCTAGAAAAAAGTGAACAAGGTTATAGAGGTTCTGAAATAATTGATGAATTACTTACTAATTTTAAAGATGATTTAAATCGTGAACAAGCAGAAGATTTAGTACGAAAAGTTGCGAATGAAATACAGGTAGAAAGAGGTGTTAGAAAATCAGATATTAAAATTAAAGATAATCCTGGTTTTAAAACAACCATGACACTAGACCAACAAACAAGTATTATAACCATTTTGGTTGAAAACATGAATGATATAAATTATTTACTTACTGTTCCTATTTATTTGGATAGTGTTATTCGTTTGACACAAAATAAATCAAGTACAAATTTTCCGATAGGAGTGATAGATATGAGATGTTCGAGTAAAGAAAAAGAAGACGTAATTGTGTCTGATATTGTTTCAATAAATGAATCCCAATCACAAGATACAGATAATAATTTGCCAATAGATGAAGATGAATATATTGAAACTACAAATGTTCAAACACATAAACCCAAAGGGGCATTTGATTTATTTTATGATGAAGATGAAAACAATGAATCTGAATATGAATCGGATTATGAATCAGATAAGTCTTTGAAAGGTGGCAATAATGATGAAAATACAGAATCATCTAGTTATAAAACTGATATAAGCGAAGCAAATGATATAAGCGAAGCAAATGATATAAGCGAAGCAAATGATATAAGCGAAGCAAATGATATAAGCGAAGCAAATGATATAAGCGAAGCAAATGATATAAGCGAAAAAAGTGAAATAATGTATAAACCAGGCGTAGTTATACCAAATGGTCCTTCATCAGAAGAATCATTTCCTAGTGATGATAGTAGAATTTCTGAAATCAATGTACCATTACTTGAAAACATTACTCCATCAGAAGAATCACAAGAAGAAGAAGAAAAAGCAGAAGAAGAAAAAGCAGAAGAAGAAAAAGCAGAAGAAGAAAAAGCAGAAAAAGCAGAAAAAGAAGAAGAAGCAGAAGAAGAAGAAGCAGAAGAAGAAAAAGCAGAAGAAGAAGCAGAAGAAGAAGCAGAAAAAGAACAGGAAGAAGAAGAAGAGGAAAAAGAATCTGATTCTGAATCGGAAAACGATGAAGTGAAGAATATTGATGGTTTAAAACTAAATAAACCTTATTATTTTCAATCGTTAATAGAAAAACATGATCCTGTTTTAATTTTAAAAGAAGACACGCCACAATATAATGCTTATTCGCGTACATGTAGTTCAGATACAAGAAGACAACCCGTTATTCTTACAGATAAACAACTAGAAAAAATAAATAAAGAACATAAAGGTTTTTTACGCGAAGAAGATGTTATAAAATATGGCTCAGACCCAAATAATCAATTTAATTATATTTGTCCACGATATTGGTGTCTTAAAAATAATACTGTTATAGACCCCAAAGATTTAAAAGAAATAATCGGAAAAGATGGTAAAAAAGAATTAATTCACCCAACCTGTGGTAAAGTATTAGCAAAAGGAGATAAACAAGTAAAACCAGGATACTATATTTATGAATTTTATCAATCTGATAAAAATGAAAAACGTTATCCTGGTTTACAAACGGATAAACATCCTGATGGGTTTTGTTTACCTTGTTGTTTTAATAATTATAATACACAAGGAAGAATAAAAGCAAAAGAAAAATGTTATGCCGAAAAAAAAAACGAAAAAGTAATAACAAAGGAAACAAAAAAAGAAGATGAATACATTAAAGGACCAGAAAAATTTCCATTAGACCAAGGACGATGGGGATACTTACCTCCATCTATTCAAACCATGTTACACGAGGTGAATGCTAACTGTCAAATTAGTAAAACGAACACCAATATTAAATATAATCATCCTTGCTTATTGCGTCATGGTATTGAAGCCAGTGATAAACAATCTTTTATAGCATGTATAGCAGATGTAATTTTTTATGCTAGACCACAATTAGGTAAAGATAATAAAATAAATAAAGAAGCCAAAATACCAAGTATTAAAAAAATGCGCGAAAGAATAATTCAAATATTAAACGTAGATCAATTTGTTAAATATCAAAATGGAAATTTGGTTACAGATTTTAATAGTTATAATGGTAAAAACAAAATAGACATTAGTAAATATACCAACTCTCAGTTATTTTCAAAAATAAAAACCGAAGAAGAAAAGTTTTATTTTCAAAAAGTAGTATCTGCCTTTGAAAATTTTATTCAATTCTTAAATGACGATGATGCCATTATAGATCATACTTATTTATGGGATATCATTAGTATACCCAATAAGTATTTATTTCCGATTGGTGTAAATTTAGTTATTTTTAAATTACCAAATGATGATATTACGAATAATGTTCAACTTATTTGTCCGTCTAATCATTATTCTACACAATTATATGATAGTAGAAAACCAACAATTATTTTAATGAAAGAAGACGAATTTTATGAACCTATTTATAGTTATACAACAAATGAAAAAAAATTTTTTGTCGAAAAAGAATTTAAAGAATATGATAACACGATGACATCTAGTATGAGAGCTGTAATAAACGAAATTATTAAGCCTACGCTAAATTCTATGTGTAAACCATTAGAGAGTATGCCTACAATTTATAAAGCAAAACAACCAATATTGTTAGAGAGACTATTAGAAAAGTTAAAACAATATCATTATATACCATTAAAATTAGTTTTGAATTTTAATAATAAAATAATTGGTGTAGTAGCAAAAGAACCAGGTGAATCTAAATTACAAGGATTTATTCCGTGTTATCCATCTTCTTATAATATTAATTCAACGTCAGAAATAGAAACTGTTTTTATGACAGATATTCATTTATGGAATAATTATAATGATACAGTAAAGTTTTTAACAAATTTGGCAGACAAATCAAAAAAACGAATGAGTGAATCAACAGTTCCTTGTAATCCTATGTTTAAAATTGTAGAAGATGAAATGGTAGTAGGTATATTAACAATAACGAATCAATTTATTCAATTATCAGAACCAATCGCTGAACAAGATATAAAACTTTATAAAAATAAAGATATACCTTCATTGAAAAATAATAATTATATAGTGAATAATAAACAAAGCCCAATGGTTCAAGTAGATGCGCGAATAGCTACAACGGATGATATAGACCATGAACGTGTAGACTATATTAAAAAAATTAAAATGGAAACAAATTTTTATAATGTGTTTAGAAATACTATTCGAATATTAATTAACGATTATCATAATGTTAAAATCAGAGAACAGATTGAAAATGAAATATCCAATCAATTTATTATTTATTCAGAAAAATTAAATAAAATAGAAAAATTATTAAAAGATCTAATAAAAGACAAGATACAATTTATAGGAGACGGAAATTATTATAAATTAATTGATGATGTTTCTACCTGTATTGTAAAAGACACAACAGAATGTAAAAAAGTAGAACATTTATGTGCGATGACGAATGACGAATGTAATTTAATTCTTCCTGAAAAAAATTTGATAACGAATATAAACAATGAAACTATTTATTTGGGTAAAATGTCAGACGAGCTAGTAAGATATAGTAGAATAAAAACGTTTATGTTTCAACCCCAAGCATATCTTTCATTTAGTAACATTAGTTATAATTTGAACGAAGATGAAATTATTATGCTTCAATCTTTACTCACACAAGAATATTTTGAAAACTTAATTCCAAGTGTAATAAATAAATATGTAAAACATAATTCATATGATGAAGTACAACCCATTATTTCACAAATATATGAAAATAAAATGGATTTGAATAATGTAATTGGTCTAAAAAATAAAGGTGAATGTAATAAAGAAATAAAAAATAAAATAACAAGTTCCACATGGGAAAAATGTTTTCCAAAAGGTTATAAAGAAATAATATATGGTAAGACAACTACTTGTTCGTTTGATATTATTATTGATATTGTAGAGAAAAAAACGGGTATCAAAAAAAAAGTAAATGAAATAAAGAACGAATTATATGATGAATATATGGTGTATTATGATTTATATAAAAATAAAATAATTGATATTTTAATATTAGAAGGTAAACAGATATTAGGGAGACAAGTTAAAGAAGAAATATTGGCATTTAGTGATTTTATTTATACAGATAATTATTTTTTAACCACATTAGATTTGTGGTTGTTAGTACAAAAATATGAAATACCTACAATTTTTATAAGTAAAAAAAATAATATATTACAAACAGATAAAAAAGATATATTTATAGGATATGGAAATAATATAGAAGATAAATTTGTTTTCATTGTATTACCAGGATTAAAACCAGAAAATGTTCCTGAATTTAGAGTAATTATAAACAAAGACGAAAATATCTTTTTACATGTCATTGAAGTAATAAATGACAAATGTATAAGTAAAATAAGAGATGCATTTGAAGATAAATTAAATATAAATGACTATTTGAAAAATTTTATAAAACCTAAAAAAATAACACTGGCTATTAAAGAAAATGAAGATATACCAGAAAATGAAGATATACTAGAAAATGAAGATGTACTAGAAAATGAAAATATACCAGAAAATGAAAATATACCAGAAAATGAAGAAGATATTAGTGCTAATAAGAACGTAGTAAAAAAATTACCTAAGAAGGTCAAAATAGTTGAAGATATACAATTTGTATCTGACATCAATAATTCAGATAATTCAGATAAAAAAACTAAAACTAAAAAAAATAAACCCACTGTTTTAAAAGGGAGAAAAAATGTTTCGAAAAAGAAAATAAAAATAATTGATGAAATAATAGATGTATAATGTAAAACCTTTTTATAAAATAATATATAAATGATAGGATTTTGTTTTTTGACTTATGATGATATTGAAAGAACTGATGTATGGAAAAAGTTTTTTGAAAATATAGATAAATCGAGATATGAATTATTTTTAAATCCAAAGAACAAAAATTTAATTTGCAAAAATAATTTGTTTAAAGATAAAATTATTAAAAATCCATATAAAAATACAGAAAGAGGTACTTTTTCGTTACTTATTGCACAAGATAGATTATTACGTCAAGCGTTTAATAATAAAGAAATCATGCATTTTATAATTTTATCTCATAATACTATACCTGTAAAAAGTTTTGAAAAGTTACAACATTTTTTATCAAATAAACAAAGTGTGTTTAATTATGAAATATCAACAATTGCTGAACATACAATTAGGTATGAAACTATAAAAACCCCGAAATTTAAAAAAACTGACTTTTGTTTTCAAGACCATTGGTGCATATTATCAAGAAAAGACGTATCCATTTTATTGAATGATTTTGAAAAAATAAAAAATATATTTGGTAAAATGAGTGTTCCAGAAGAACATGTATGTGTTAATTATTTAATACATTATAAAAATGTATCAGATATACACAAATCGAAATTAACTCATATTATTTGGGAAAAAAAGGTATTTTGTTATAATAATAAATATTGTTGGGAAGAATATAATCCCAAAATATTTGAAAAAATAGAATCAAAAGATATTCCTGATGACTGTTATTTTTTAAGAAAAGTAGATAAAAACACAGATATTCAAATTTCATTTTAATTTCATTCTAACATATTTATTTTCAATTATAAAATTTTGTATTTTTAATTTTCTTGTAAAATTTAACTTATTGAATCTGTATCATAGTTATTGTCATATAAATTTATCGTTGAATTATCGTTATTTTCGTAATTATCTATATCTTCTTGTGTGTCTACGTCTGTGTCTGTATCTACATTTACATCTCTATAAATTAATCTATTATTAAAATTATTTACACGTTCATAATTTATTACATCTTGAATGTATTGATATGCATAGTCTGTATTCGAATGATTTGAAAAAAAATCTGCTTCCTCTTTTTTATTATAAATAATATGTTTATCATTGAAAGTATTTTCGTTTATATAAGGTTTTGATTGATTATAGTATTTATAATTTATAACAATCTTTTTTCTTCCGAAAAATGGATTAAATTTATAAAATTTATTCAAGTATAAGTTCAATTTAATGTTATAATACGATTTTTTAGAAATAACCATTGAATATAATCCACTCATATATAAAAATAAATAGGGTCTCATAATTTTTACTAATCTTTCTATTGGAAAATCATTATGAATATTTATTTTTGACATAGGATTATTTTTATTGAAATATTCAATCATTGTAGTTATTTTTTTAAAAAGAACATTGATACTTGACTTATACACGAAATTTTTTATAGTAATATCTCTAAGTAAATGTTCGTATTTTTCATTAAAAGCACCTAAATTAAAGTCAAGTTCAAAATATTTTTCGAATAAATCTATTGTATAATACGTGTTAAATTTAATAAAAAAATAAATATTATATAAATTTGATTTATTAAATGGTAAATTATTATAAGGATTTTTAATTGGTTTTGGTTCAGAAAAAAATTCAACTTGATGAGTAAGTGAATTATAAATAATTTTATTTAAATCTAATATATTGAAAAGATACTTTCCTTTATCCTGATAAATACAAATAACATTTCGTTCGTTTTCTACTATTGTATTTAAACCCATATCAGTATTTACAACAAATTTCGTTTTTTTTAATTTATATATGTATGCTATTTTCTGAAATTGTAAATAAACAAATTGTATTTTATAAAAGTATTCATTAAATATTTCTTTTAATTTTGAATTTAAAAAAATATTTGCAATTGTATCTTTATAAAACAAAAATTTGTTTTTTATAGAATAACTAGTTGTAAACAATATATTAAAAAATGCTTTAATAATGGGATCAACTTGAATTGGATCAACATGAATTGGATGAACTTGAATTGGATGAACTTGAATTAAATTATATTCTTTAAAATTATATGCGAATTTATCATTTTCGGATTTATCAAACGTAAATATATTATCATCTAATTGTAACATTTTTTTAATAATATAATGGAATGCTTTCATAATTACTATATAATGTATTAAAATGTTTAATATTTAATCATATATTATTCTAATATTAAAACAAATAAATCAAATCAAATAAAAACCAACCCAAGTAAAGAACCCAAATAAACAACCCAAATAAACAACATAACCAACCAAGATAAACCATCCTTTGTAAAAAAATACTTATTATAAATGGCTTTTGTAATATTAACAGTTTATCCTCTTCTTTTGAATATTCGTAAATATATTTTTCTAAAATTTCATCTGGAAATTCAGTAGATATTTTACGAATAAAAATGACATGTTTATTTTCTCTCAGTGTCTTTTCTATAAATTCATAATCTTTGTTATTCCAGTCTAAAAAAACATACGGACTTGTAGTACTAGACATTCTAGACCAATCAGTTGCATGACTTGGTGAACAAATAATATGTTTCTTACTTAATTTATTCGAATAATACATCATAATAGCAAATAATGATTCATTTGCTAATCCACCTTGACATATTAATTTTACTATATCATTTTTTGTTTTATAAAAGGCTAAGCAGAATAATACGTGTTCTCTCTTCATAATAAACCAAGGATCATTACCTAGATGTAATTTTTCTGGCAAAAAACTTAAATTAGCTCTTTTACATAAATGAATATTCCACCATGCTTTTTTCCAACTAAGGATACTCTTAGAATAGTATTTATAAAATAAGTACTTGAACCGTTTGGGTGAAATAAGTGGACAACATGATTCTGTTAATAAACAAATCCATAGGTTTTCACTATCATTGATAATAGCATAATTCATAATAGATATATATGCAGGAATAACATGATAATAACTAGTTTCATATATATATTTACTAGGAATACAATGAGATTTTATCCATTCAGATTGTATTTTTGAATAGTCTTTATAATAAAAATATACGTTGAGTATATCTTTATTTGCATCAATCCATTTTATCCATATATTTTCTTTATTTAACACATGGTCATAACTTATAATAAAACATAGAGCTACTTTCATTATCTATATTGTATTTATTCTTTTAATTCTATTATTCTTTTAATTCTATTATTCTTTTAATTCTATTATTCTTTTAATTATTAAGAATATGCACTAATCATATAACCATAAATGAAGAAATAAATTACACCGACCAAAAAAAATGATACAAATATCGATATGATTTATATATTTTTTATGAATATTTCAACCAGATTTCAAGTAATTTGAAGTTCGATTATAATTAAAATTTAATATAAAGTTTATAGTTTATTTAGAATTACAATGTATGAAATAAATTCTTTACCAGATGATATAACAAAATTGGATGTATCCAATAGAGGTTTAACTTCTCTTGATGTAAGAAGGTTTAAAAATTTACGAATATTATATTGTTTTCACAATCATTTGACTTCTTTACATTTGAATGAAAATTTAGAAGAATTATATTGTTATAATAATCGATTGACTTCTTTGTATTTGAATGAAAATTTACAAAGATTACATTGTTTTCAAAACTATTTGACTTGTTTACAATTGAATGAAAATCTACAAATATTATGTTGTAATGATAATTGTTTGTCTTCTTTACATTTGAATGAAAAATTAATAGAATTATATTGTTGTGATAATCAATTGTCTTCTTTACATTTGAATGAAAATTTAGATACATTATATTGTTATAGAAATCAATTGACTTCTTTGCATTTAAATGAAAATTTAAAAATAATACATTATTATTATAACCCGATATATGAAATAATAGGTGACATAAACGACATAGATAAAATAAAACAAAAAATGCAAATATTGAATAATTTTCGGTATTTGTATTATTGTTTGAAATTCAAGAAACGATTCAGAGATTTGTTATGGGTTAAAATAAGAGAACACAAAATTAGAGAGAAGTACTCCCATTCTTATTTATTGGAAAATTTACACGAAGATACAGATTTGGACGACTTGTTAAATAATTGGTAGGTTATATTATTATACTCAATTGTTTCGTTTACATTTGTATAAAAATCTGATGTGCTTTTGCAATATTGAAAAGTAGAATAACAATTTTTTACACCTTTTCTCATTTTTCATTTCGGTCGGTGTAATGATTTTTAATTCGTTAAAATAACATTTTCAAATGTCCAAATAACAGTTAATGAAGACATTTTCTATGTCAAAAAATGTTACGACGCATGATTTATACATTAATTTTATGTTGTTTACCGTAGATTCACCGCAGTTTCAAACTAGCGAAACAACATCACTTGTTTATAATAAAATTATTGTTTGTATTACTTATCAAGAAGTATTATTTAATATAAAAAATGTCATATAATTATAATAGAGTTTTATTATTTACACTAAGTTTTATTATTTACACTCTAAATATAATACTATTTATCTTAGAATCCAGGATTATAATCATTATCACCACCCATATTTTCAGCTTTAATACTAATTACATTATTTTGTATAGATAGTTTGTTAACAGTACATAAATCATTAGATTCATCTTTTGTACCAAAGAATTTTTCTATTTCTTCTTCGGTATCTACAAGATTTAATTCACGTGTTTCTTGTAATTTTTGCATTTTTTCAATATCCAATACTACTTGAAATGCACTTGTACCAAAGAATCCTTCTTGTCCACACATTACATTTGCAGAGACACCTTTGAATGTATCCAATTCTGCATGTCTTGCAGCTTTCAAAAACATTTCAGGTGTTTCTTCAAAAGAAGCTTTTGCAATAGGACCAATATTATCATTATTAATACCATGTCTGAATATAGAAATCATTTTATATGTATATGTCATTCTATCCACTAGAACACTGAAATTATGATAATTAATATAAGTACCATCAAACTCAATGACTTCCGCAAGTTCATTATAAATGGCTTGTCTTGCCGCTTCAATTCCAAGAATACTATATATTTCTACAATATCATTACTAAATGTTCGTGTATAATCAATATAATCCAATCCAAGAACATCTATTAAATTTGTTCCAATAGTATCTAATACCCATATTTCCTGAGCAGTATAAATTCCATTTTTTTCTACAACATTATCTTTAATCTTACGAAGAATCACTTTGTTAATACCTTTTACTCCTCTAAGCACAATGTTTTGTAATAGTTGATCTTGGAAATTTTTTAATATATATATTTGGTCTGATTGATCCAGAGGATTTACTTTATTTTTTTTATTTCCTCTACTTCCATTGCTTTTAATAATTTCTACCATTCTAATACGGAATATTAGTTTATCTGAATTATAATCAGAATAAATGCATGAAATTTGATTATCATAACTATTATTTAATGTAAAATGGACATCATCCATAGTAATATTTTTCTCTAACATGGCTTCTGGATCCATTTCTAAACGAATAATCCATTTTGATTTTTCATTTTGATCATTCAATAAAGCATCTTCATAGCATTCAACCGTCATATTTTCAAATGCTTTATATTGTTCAATCATATCTTTATCTTCATCTATAAGTGTATTAGATCATCAGGATCAAAATAAATTTCCGTAGATTTTACAATTTCTTCCAATATAGTGTGTTCAAGCATATACATAATAGATTGTGCCTTCTCTTTTTGCTTTTCATCTTCTTCTTTCAAATGAATAGTAAGTGATGGATTTTTTGGTTCACTTGATAAAGATAATATTTCTTCAATTCTTGGTACACCACGTGTTACATTTGATTTAGATGCAACACCAGCAAAATGAAACGTATTTAATGTCATTTGCGTAGATACTTCACCAATACTTTGTCCTGCAATCATTCCAACCATTTCGCCTGGCGCTACAATGGCTCTTTTATAATCTATGGTAATTGTTTCTAAGAGTAAAGTTAATGCCACTTTATTATATTTTTTTACCATAAGAAGGTCTTTTGGTGATAAATAATAGAAGAATAACGTTTTAAATAGCTCTGTTGGTGGTGCATAATAATTTTTTTCAAGGTTAGAATAACATCGCTCAATCATTTCGAATGCTTCTAATGGTGTAATATCTACCAATGAAGTACTAGTAATATTTGTTTGACCTTGAATATTATTAATAATATATGAAAAGGCAACAGGTAAATTTACAATAATATCACTCTTATTTTTAAACACCTTAGTTACAATTTTTTCTCTAATCTCAACCATAAATTTAATATATTTATCACATTTCTGCATCATTGCATTACGCTGTTTATTATATCTAGTTAATACGTTTTTTAGAAATATATTACTTAGAATTTTCTTCACAGATACATCATCCGGTAATAAAAAGTGTGCATAAATATCTTGATTACTCATAGATACAATAGGTATAATCTGATTTTCTACTTTTGTAGTATCAATATTATCGTCACCATAACAAAACTGTACAATTTTGTTTTTATTTGTACGAATAGTCATATCATAATTTACCATAAGGTCTTCCAAACCTTTAATCAAACGTCGTTGAATATAACCGGTAGTAGAAGTCTTTACAGCTGTATCAATTAAACCAACACGACCACCCATTGCATGAAAGAATAATTCCTGTGGTGATAAACCATTAATATAAGAGCTTTCTACAAAACCACGTGCAACAGGTGAATCATCATACTTAGTATAATGAGGTAATGTTCTGTGATCAAAACCATAAGGAATTCGTTTTCCATCTACGTTCTGTTGTCCAAGACACGAAATCATAAATGAGATATTTAATTCTGATCCTTTTGAACCTGCATTTACCATGGTTACGAAACGATTATTTTTACTCAAACTTTTAAGACCTACCTTACCAGATTCAGAGGTAGCTTGATTCAAAATATTATTAATTTGCGTTTCATATTCTTCATTATTTGTTTTGCCCGTTTTGTTTTCAAAAATACCAATTTGAGTTTTTTCAATCAAATTTTTTACATCTGTCTTCTTTTGTGTAATAATTTTTATAATTTCTTCATTTGTTTTTTCATTAGATACCAAATCACTAATACCCACACTAAATGATGTACTTTTCATATAGTCAGTTACAACATTTTGAATATCATCAATGAATGTAGAACATTTCATATTTCCAAAGTCGTTACATGTACGTTGAAGAAGTCCCTTTGTAGTAGCACCTAATACACTTTTATCTATTTGTCCACGAATATATTTTCCATTATGTATTTCAATTACATTATTTGATGTTTTAAAATCATCTTTATCATCTTTGAAGGATTTTGTTTTATATTTCATAGATAATGGACACATGATTTGCGATAAAATATCAAAATTTGATATTCCTTTTTCGTTTGCCGCCTGTTTCAAAAGTTCATGCTCATTAATATTATTACACATCATTAATAAATTCATAGCATCTCTTGGTGTAAAATATATTCCTTCACGCGTAAACTGATAACACCCCAACATAGAATCTTGATAAATACCAATAATGGTTGAATTATTTGCTGGACTTACTATTTGATAAGGGACTGCCGCCAAATTTCTTAATTCGGATTCTGATTCAGGGTCTTGTGGCATATGTAAATTCATTTCATCACCATCAAAATCAGCATTATATGGTTTAGTATCTGCAACATTCATACGAAATGTATCACCCCTAGTCATAATTTTTGCAATATGACACATCATAGACATACGATGAAGTGTAGGTTGTCTATTAAATAAAACTGCATCACCATTCATCATATGTCTATGTACAGTATCACCTTCTTCAAGTACAATAGAATTTCTATCTGTGTAATATCTTAGTGTAATAGATTCACCACTTTGTTTTTCTAACATTTTTGCACCAGGCCAGTTATCAGGACCATTTTGTACCAATTTCGTCAAATAAGCCTTATTAATTTTATTTACCACAACAGGTTTTGTAATATTTTTGGCGATTTTCATAGGAATACCCAAATCCTTTATAGAAATATTTGGGTCCGCGGTAATAACAGATCTTGCACTAAAATCTACACGTTTTGCCATAAGATTTCCTCTCATACGACCACCTTTTCCATTCAATCTGTCTTTAATAGATTTTAATGGTCTTCCTGAACGTTGTGCAACAGATGCTACACCAGGTATTTTATTATCCACTTGTGTTGCTATGTAATATTGTAATACGGTAGACCAATCATCAATTACATTAGATGGTGCATTATTTTGTATTTTTTCTTGTAATGTTTTGTTTGTTTTTATAATATTCACTAGAATATGACTTAAATCATCTTCTGAACGTTGTTGTGCATCATGTTTTACAGAAGGTCTTACAGCTGGTGGTGGTACAGACATGACTTGACATACCATCCAATCAGGACGTGACCAAATTGGACTAAAACCCATAAAAAACACATCTTCATCTGAAATACGTTTGAATATTTTTAATGTCATTTCAGGTGTAACTTTTATGATAATAGGTTCAGAATTAGGGTCATCATTTTTCCACTCTGCGATAATAGTGGCAAGACCCTCCTTTCTAATTTTATGTGGTTGTAAACATCCACAACCATCTTCAATATCTTCACCACAACGTTTTATTTTGCTTGCTAATGCAAATACATTTTTCCAACGTGTTTCAGCATCTAATTTTAGTAATTGCTTATATTTTTCCTTACTAATCATTAATTTACTGCATTTGAAACAAACACATCTTAAACATTTTAAGATAACATTCAAATATTGAATATAAAATACTGGTCTAGCCAATTCAATATGTCCAGCATATCCTGGTGTTTGCATATAATCTAGCCCATCCGTAGGACATATTAATCCAGGTTCTAATACACCCATACGTGGGTCAAATAATCCACCAATAACTGGCTTATTATTTATATATGTATCTCTACTAGTAATTTCCGCTACGGATGCCTTTCTAATTTCTTCTGGTGACATTATGCTAAATTGTATACCAATAACCTTGGAGCATTCATTTTTTATATTGTTAAAAGTAGCATAGTTTGACATCTCTTATATATTATAATGTATATATATTTAGGTTATTTTTGATAAATATATATTCAATTTTTTAATAAAATGTCTTTATATCTTTTATCCAAATATATTTTCATTTTATATTGAATCAGACCTTTCTTTTTTTATAATATTTTATAATTTTTTATAATGTTTTTCTAATAATTACATCTCATAATACAAATGGGAAATGATACCAAATGATACCAAGTAATAATTTGTTATTTGTGTATTTGCGTATTTGCGTATTTGTAATTATTATTAATTTAAAAATTGATTTTGATTTAAAATAAAATTATTATATTATAATTATAAAGAAATGACACGTGACAATAATCAAAGCAAGGTTACAAAAAAAGATTATGCCTCTAAAAAGGATAAAAAGAAAGAGGTTTCTATTAAAAAGAAACGTAATACGAATTCAGACAGTGATGATGACGAAGAATATAGTGATGATGAAGGAGAAATGGATGTCCATGAATATCGTAAGTTTTTAAGTAAAATGTTTCCATCCAAATATCTTTCCAACAAAATTAAATCAGGTGAAAAATTGAAAAAAACTATTGAGAATACAGTCGATGAATCAGAAGAGTGGGAAACTGCGTCAGGAGAAGAAGAGGAAGAAGAAAAACCTAAGAAAAAGTATAATAAACAAGATAAAAAAAAGGTAAAAAAACAGATTATTCTTTCAGAATCAGAAGAAGAATATGAAGAGGAAGAAGAAGAAATAAATAAAAAAACAAACAAGGGTGAATCCAATAAATTAAATATTATATTTACTATTGGTGGTTCAGATAAAAAGGAATATGATTATGATGAAGAATCATACTATTCAGAAGATGATTCGGATTATGAAGAAGAACAAGACGAAACCGAAGATGAAGATGTATCTGTTTCATCAGACGATTCGGAATCAGAGGACGATGATTCGGAAGAAGAAGCAATAAATAAAAAATCAACCGTTGAAAAAAAAGAAATAACTGAAAAAAATGGTAAATCTAAAAAATCCGAATCTCAACTTGAAGTAATTAATAAAAAAAAAGGAAACATAGAATTAAATATAGAAGAAACAAAAGATAAAACCGAAACAAAAGATAAAACCGAAAAAGAATCTGATGTTCTAGTTCAATTAAAGAAACTATTGGAAGATAATAAACAAAATGAAACGATCAAAAAATGTATTGAAGTATATGAGGAAAATATTGAAAAAACGAATAAAAAACGTGAAAAGAAGGAGAAAAAAACCAAAGATAAGCATCTTAGAATTTTCAAGAAAATCGTAAAAGATAAAAATATAATGAATGATTACTCCTTTTATGAAAAACTAGATATCGTAGACCAAAAAAAGATTATTAAAGAACTACGCGAAATCAATAAAATTACAAGAATTGAAAAACCATATAGAATATCTCTATTAGAATCAGATATTCCTACTGCGTTCAAAGGCGCTGCTATGAAAAAAATTAATTCCCTTCGTTATATGGAGCCTGGTAGTGGTGAATTTTATAAAATTAAGAATTGGGTGGATACTTTTATGCGTATTCCCTTTGGTAATTATCAAACACTTCCCATTAAAATAGATGATGGAGTAGATAAGTGTCATGAATTTATGGAAACGGCCAAAAACACATTGAATGAAGCAGTGTATGGATTAAATGATGCTAAAATGCAAATTATGCAAATGTTAGGACAATTAGTAACAAATCCTAAATCCATTGGTACAGCTATTGCGATCCATGGGCCACCAGGCACAGGTAAAACTAGTTTGGTAAAAGAAGGTATTAGTAAAATTTTGAATAGACCTTTTGCTTTTATTGCATTGGGTGGTGCAACAGATAGTAGTTTCTTAGAAGGTCATTCTTATACATACGAAGGTAGTACTTGGGGTAAAATAATTCAAATTTTGATTGATAGTAAATGTATGAATCCAGTGATTTATTTTGATGAATTGGATAAAATTAGTGATACACCGAGAGGTGAAGAAATTGCTGGAATTTTGACACATTTAACAGACACAACACAAAATAGTCAATTTCATGATAAATATTTTGCAGAAATCAATTTTGATTTAAGTAAGTGTTTATTTATATTTAGTTATAATGATGAAACCAAAGTAAATTCTATATTGAAGGACCGAATGTATAGAATTGAAACAAAGGGATATAATTTAAAACAAAAAACGGTTATAGGATACGATTATTTATTACCACGTATTCGTGAACAAGTGAAGTTTGATGAATCGCAAATTGTTATCCCTGAACCATCTATTCACTATATTATTGAAACTTATTGTAATAAAGAAGATGGTGTTAGAAATCTAAAACGTTGTCTAGAAATTATACATACAAAATTGAATTTATATCGTTTAATGAAACCTGATTCAAATCTGTTTGAAGAAGATATGGCATTAAAAGTTGAATTCCCATTTACAGTTACAAAAGATATTGTAGATAAATTAATTAAAAAGGATACAAATAATATTTCGACTATTTATAGTATGTACGTGTAAGCGGTATGTAATTTACAAAAAATATTATAAGATACATTACAAAATAGACTTAAACTTATAATAATATAACTTATATAAAACAAATGGATTTTATTTTTTTTTCAAATCTAAAAAAAAAAATAAATATTATTCAAACACAATTATTAGAAATAAAGAGTATATATAATATTCTTTTTTACAACATAATACACTATCCAAATGATATAGAATCAGAATTTATATATAATGAAAATAATATTTGTCATCATACATTTATAGATGATAGTATTGATATTGATTGTGAAAAATCACAAAATATAAGATATTGTTCTATTTGTTATTATACAGTAGCATAAAAATTATTTAATATTCCGAATAAGGAACATTATTTCCACCACGCGTAATCAAATAATCATATTGTCCTACTGTCATACAAGCACAACCCATACTATTTGAGTAAGTATTTGGACAACATTCAGGTTTAAATGGTGTATTTGCAAACATGGATAATTCACCTTCTGGTAATGGAATTGGTTGTTGAGGTCTATTTAAAATATTTTGAACGCCACTAGTTAATGGTTTTCCTGGTGTAATAGTTAAATTAGGTTGACTCCAAGAACTAGTATTTATAGGCTTATCATTATTTAAACTGTAGCGTGAAGATTCGCCATAATTAGTATTTGCACCTACAAATCCTTCCATAAGTCCAGTCATATTACAACAACTACTAAAAGTATTTACTATAATTATTAAATAAATAACTCCAATTAAAATAAGCATTTCAATACTTATTGACATACCTAATATAGAAATATTCATTATACATATTTAATAGATAATAATTTTAGTCAATGGGTTGTCAAAATACTTATATTTACTAAATTTTATTATAAAAAATATAAAAAAAGATAAAAAAAGACAAAAAAGGATAAAAAAGGATAAAAAAGGATAAAAGATAAAAAGATAAATTATATACTAATGTACTGTCCTCTACCTAGAATATAACCAGGACTAGCTCTGTATCCTTCTTTTGTCTGTTTTGCAGCATCTTTTACAATAGCATCTGTTCCTCCAATAAGTCCATTTAACTCAAAACTTTCCATTATTCCACGCATATTACAACAACTACTCGTGGTATTCAACATAATTATTAAAGAAATAACTCCTATCAAAATAAGTATTTCAACACTTATGGAAATGCCAAAAATGGAAAACTTCATTATATATATTCATTATAAAAGATTTTGGTTTTATCTAAATCATTGTTTTTAAACCTTTTGTCACTTTAAATCTAATATTTTAATATAATTAAAATTATTATTTCGTATTATGTCCTTTTCTAATAAATCTTCCTACTTGTTTAGCAGCGTCTTTTACAATAGCATCAGACCCCCCAACAATTCCACCTGATTCAAACCCTTCAATCATTCCATACGTATTGCAACAACCATGTAACGTATTTACAACTAATATTAAGTATATTACTCCTATCAAAATTAGGATTTCAACACTTACAGAAAAACCAAATATAGAAAAATTCATTATATATATAATGATTATAAAAAATTTTATAATCATTATATAATGAATTTTTATTATTTTCTTAAATATAATAAATAATTATACATCATTTGGATAATTCGCACATTCCAATAGGCATTGACTTTTTGTTTTTGTTTTTGATGGTTCTAACGATGGTAATGGTTCCTTTTGATTAGGTATTATTGATGGATTACTATTTGTATCTCTGGAAATATCTAATGAAATAGGCTTCATAACTTCAATATTTGGTGGTTGTATTATTGGATTAGAATTCATAGAATCTGTGGGTAATGAAGTATTTGTTTGTGATGTGTCTGTTGTCTCTGGATTTGTTAACCCCTCTTTGATACCATTCAAATTACAACAACTATACATAGTATTCATAACTATAATTAAATATAATACACCAATAAAAATTAATACTTCAATACCAATATTATATCCAAAAATTGCAAATTTCATATTTATACATAATATAAATATAATATTTATCTATTTATTTTTACTAAATTTTATAAAAACTTAACAAAAACAAATATAAAAATAAATAGTTTATTAATTAAAAATAAAATACTTGTTCTAATATAATGGATGATAAACAGCGATTGCAATTACAAAATATGATTAAGGCAAATGGTACAGAAGATTATACAGAAGCAATAAGAGATTTAAAACATAGTCAAATACTTAAAAATGATATAAATAATTTAATTAAAATTAAAAATAAATATAAGGGAGATAGTGAGACGATTCATATGGAAGGTGTCAATGATTGTAATTTTTTATTTACTTATTACACAGATATTTACAACAAGTTACGTAAAGACGAATTAGATGTTAATATTTTATACAAATTGCTTGAAGTATTAAAAAGAATTGAAGATGGTGAATTGGATCAACATAATGGTTCTTTTATAGTAGGTACTGTTTTAAAAGAATTATATATAGATAGTGCCCTAAAAAAAGCAGATAAACTAAATGCTAACGAATCTAGTAATCAAAATAGTAAACCAACCCAACAAATTAGAGAGATTAATTGGAAACAATTCAAAAAACAATTATAAATAAAAATATAACAAAATATAATAAAATATAATAAATAAAAATATAACAAAATATAATAAAATATAATAAATAAAAATATAACAAAATATAATAAATAAAAATAATCTAAATATATTTACTTATTATGACATAATGAAGTACTTAGTACTTGTAGAGTCACCATCTAAATGTTCAAAAATAGAAAAATATTTAAATAATGATGATTTAAATATTTACGAAGTTATGGCTACTATGGGTCATATTACAGAAGTAAAATCTTTGAAAAATATTGATATTGATAATCATTTTAAGTGTAATTATGATTTAATAGATTCAAAAAAAAAGAATACGAATCTAATTCGCCAAAAAATCAAAACAGTAGATGAAGTTATATTGGCATGTGATAATGATAGAGAAGGTGAAAGTATAAATTATTATATATGTATGATATTTAATCTACCACTCACAACAAAACGTATTATATTCAATGAAATAACAGAAACTGCAATAAAAACGGCTATTCAGAATCCACAATTCATAGATATGAATATTGTTCACGCACAACAAGCTAGACAAATACTAGATCTGCTTGTTGGGTTTAAAGTCTCACCTATGCTTTGGAAATTCATTTCTAGAAATAATGAAAACTCTTTATCTGCTGGTAGATGTCAAACGCCCGCGCTAAAAATAATTTATGATAATCATCGTGATATTCAAAATAATGAAGAAAAGAAAATATATCAGACTACTGGTTATTTCACGAATAATAATATTTGTTTTGAATTAAATAAACAATTTGAAACCAAAGAAGAAATTACGAATTTTTTAAATGGTAGTATCCATTTCTCTCATATATTTAATTGTACAACTCCGAAAAAAGTATATAAAGAACCACCTGAACCATTTTCTACAAGTAGAATACAACAAGTAGCAAGTAATGAACTACATTATTCACCAAAAGAAACAATGGTTTTATGTCAAAAATTATACGAAGCAGGTTATATTACTTATATGAGGACAGATAGTAAAAAATTTAGTAGTGATTTTATAGATTCAGTAAAAGAATATATTTTGAGAACATTCACTACGTGTCATGGATCAGGAGATAAATATATAAATGAAAATATAAATACTCTTGTAATTAGTTTAAAAAATGAAAAATCTAATGAAAAATCTAATGAAAAATCTAATGAAAACCCTAAAAAAAAAGGCAAATGTAAAAAAGATATAACACTTATACAAGAAGCACACGAAGCAATAAGACCTACAAATATTTCTCTCGTTGAACTTCCTGAAACATTTTCAACAAAAGAGAGAAAAATATATAAACTAATTTGGGAAAATACTTTACAAAGTTGTATGTCCCCAGCTATTTTTAATTCTATAACCGCAACTATTACAGGTTATAAAAATACACTATTTCAATATACTAGTGAATTAATTCACTTTTTGGGATGGAAAATAGTATCCAAAAAAAAATCCACAGAAAAATCAATAGAAAATAAAGATTATCATTATTTACAAACTATCCAACAAGGAAAAATATTATCATATAAAAAAATCTGCTCATATGTTGCAGTTAAAAATATGAAACAACATTATACAGAAGCGAGATTGGTTCATTTACTTGAAGAGAAAGGAATTGGTCGTCCTTCTACTTTCTCTATGCTTGTAGATAAGATTCAAGAAAGAGGATATGTTAAAAAAGAAGATATTAAAGGTAAAGAAATAATATGTAATGACTTTGAGTTAACTAATAAAATAGTTGAAATAGAAACAAAGAGAGAATATGGTAATGAAAAAGGTAAATTAGTTATACAACCATTAGGTGTTTTAACGATGGATTTTTTAGAAAAACATTTTATAGATATATTTAATTATGAATACACAAAAAATATGGAAGATATGTTAGATAAAATATCAAAAGGTGAATCGCCGTTGGAAGAAGTATGTAATGAATGTAATCAACAATTAGATAAATTAATAGATAGTTTAAAAGACGAAACGAAAACCCAATTTAAAATAGATGACCAGAATAGTTATATTATTGGTAAATATGGACCTATTATAAAATGTATAGAAACAAATGATGGTAAAGAAATATTATCTTTTAAACCAGTAAAAAAAGATATAGATATCAATAAAATACGAAATGGTGATTATCTATTACAAGATATACTTGATTCAAATTCTACAAAAGAAAAAACAATAAAAGAAATAATATTAGGAAAATATGAAAATCATGATGTTATATTAAGAAAAGGTAAATTTGGATTATACATAACTTGGGGTGAAAACTCAAAAACATTGAAGGAATTAGGAAATAGACCCATGGAAAATATTACATTTGACGAAATACAACAATATTTAGAATCAGGAAGTAATTTTATTCGTGAAATTAACAGTGATTTATCTATACGAAAAGGAAAGAAGGGTGATTATATTTTTTATAAAACATCAAAACTAAAAAAACCTCAATTTTATGATATAAAATCTTTTTATAATGAAACCAAAGAAGACTATAACACTTGTCATTTAACACTTTTAAAGTCATGGATAAAAGAAAAATATAATATATAATTATTATAATAAGGTTTTATTTATTCATATTAACAATTTGTGGTACTACTAAGTTACCAGTAGCGGATACAATTCTTCCTTTTCTTAATATTTGTGGTTGTAAAACAGTAAACTCTAACATAAAAGAAAAAGGAAATGTATTAAAATCTGCTAATCTACCATTATGATATCTTATTTTAATACTCAAACGTCTCATTCGTTCAGCAGGCGGTGAAAAATACTTATATGGATGTTGTTCTTTATCAAAGTATTGAGTAATAGGTGTAGTTGGAATAGGTATTTTTGCAAAAGCGGCATTTACTCTACCATTTGTTTCATTCGTTTCTCTTGTAAATACACTATTATTATATGGTGATGTTTCGTCAATATTATTTAATCCGTCAATTTCCATATAAAGAAATGCTGGACCCATTAAATTAATTTTGTATGGTGAATCAATAAAATATACCTGTGATCCTTTCAATGGAGTTGGAACTAACCAGTATCCATCATCACCATAATTAACGTCGCCGTAATAAAAACGTGGTGAATAATCTATAATACTAATAGAATTGACATCTATTATAGTTAAACCCAAATTGGAAGGTAGACCCCATGTACTTACATCAGGTAAAGCTTGTCCAAATCTTGTAGAAATACATTGTGTGTTAGAATAATTTTGCGATACTGCATATTGCGTACTTGTAGTTAATACAAATCCATCTGTCTTATTTCCATACCATATATTTTGCTTTACTTCATTATAAACAATAACATATCTATCATAATTTACAAATAAATTCAGTAATTCATTATATCTTATTTGATTAGTAAAATACTCTCTGATTCTAATTGTCACTACTTCATTGAATTTATTTGTTAATTCAGTTACAATCTGTTGTGGAGTATAAAATCCTTCTTCAATTATAACAGTATATTCTGTCTCTTGTGTCAAAAACAAACATTCATATATTGCTTCTAATAAAGGATCGCTTATAGAATATTCGCTTGGATTATATGGATTTGTAATTTTGAATGTCATTGTTATATTACCAAAATCTTTTGAGAATGTATTATAATTTGCTGGAAAAGCCCAACTTGACAGTTTTACAGCAACAACATTATTGATATCTTCTGGCATTTCAATTTCAAAAAGACTAGCTTTTGGATATTTTACAATATCTCTATCTTCTGAATGTATGGATACATATTTAGTATAACTCATATATTCTTGTGCATTTGCTTGTATAGGGTGATTCATATTCAAATTATAATTTTTAGTAATATAATCTGTATTAAAATTCATTTATTATTAATCTATACTATTTTTTTATATATTAATTAATGAATAATATAAATTATTTTATACAAATATAAATACAAATATAAATACAAATATAAATACAAATATAAATATATACATATATAAATATGAGTAATCCTCAAAGAGTTGGTATTAATACAAATGTAAAACAATTTAATACTAGTTCCATTAATTCTGCATTATGGTTATTTACTAAGTCTAATAATACTATAACACCAGGTAATAAATTGGCTAATGTACTTATACAAGGTAATTTAACCGTAACTGGTACATTAAATACACCATCAGATTTAACAGTAAAAGAAAATATAAAAATAATATCAGAAGAAGAATCTGATAAAGTTTTAGAATTACAAAAAATTAAATTTAATTATGTATATGATAATACAAAAAAACAACATTATGGTTTAATTGCACAAGAAGTAGAAATTTTTTTTCCTGAGTTAGTGAGTGGAATTAACTACGTAAATAATGAAAATGATACTAATGATACTAATGAAAATGATACTAATGATACTAATGAAAATGATACTAATGATACTAATGAAAATGATACTAATGATACTAATGAAAATGATACTAATGATAATGAAAAAATGAAAACGGTAAATTATTTAGAACTTATTCCTATTATGTTATCTAAAATGAGTAAAATGCAAGAAGAAATAAATTATTTAAAATTACTTCAAATTAAACAAAATGAAATAGAAAATAAAATAAAAGAATCAAATTTTTTTTCTATTATCAGAAAGATGACAACCTTAGAATATAAAACAAATAATTTAAATAATGAAATATTAGAATTAAAACGGAATAAAAAATAATAAACAAAAAATTACTTTACATATAATATTATATATTATATATATTAATACATATTATGATAAATTTATATTCAATCATCTATGTTTTGTTTATGATTATAAGTATTATATCACTTTTTATTAGCATATTCTTATCAAAATCAGCATCATTAAATTGTCAATTAACAGGATATTTAATATTAGTATTAGCACTAATGATGTTATTAGTAATTATATTTAAAAACTTACTTGTAGTAAATACGTCTTTTTTTAGAATAATGCTTTATTCATTACCTTTTATTTTTATGCTTGGGATTATTTGTTTTATTTTGTATACTATTCTTTTTTTTAAATCTATTATAATAAAAGGTCATCTATCGTCAAGCTATTATACTTATAACATAATAACAATATTACTAATGATTATGCAAACAATTTATATTTTATATGCATATTTAACAAATTATCAATTTAAAACCAATGGAACAATGCCAAAAATAATGACTAGTTTATTCTATCTATTTATAACATTTGTAACTATAACCAGTATAAATATGTATATTCCATTAAAATATTTTACTACTGATGGTTAATCTTTATTGTGATGCACAATTAATAAATTTAAATGTTAAACCATAAGCATTATCGGTTTCCCAAATTCCTGAAATTTTTAAAATCAATAATATATTTGTATTATCATCTGGCTCGCCAAATATTTTTATATTTCCACTTTTTATTTGTTCATATAATTTAAATTTTGGCGTTTTATTAAGAATTTCGTGTTTTTTTAAAGTTTGTTGTTCAATTTTTTGTATTTGATAAATTAGATCGAAGTTTGTGTAAACGTTAAAACTATATTTATGCTTATTAAAATACTTATCACAAGATATTTCAGAAAATGATAATAGTAAATATATGCCATTAAAAACAACATTATGTGTAGAATAGATAATTCTTATAAAATGTCCATTTTCAATAATATTATTTTTTATAGGTTCACATAAATATATACATTTATCATCATATTGATTTATTTGTTTTACAATATTCATATTATATTTTATATTTTATTTTAAAAAAATGTTTCTAAGTTATGTAATATAGAAAATAATATGATAAATCGCGCTATTGAGTTAATAAGTTAATAATATAAATAAAAAATACTTATTAGTAATAAGAATGAAATATTTTGAAACACATTTTGATGAATATATAATTGAAAGTTTAAATCATAATTTACATCCAAAATTAGAAATTTTATTTGATAAATTTCCCAAAAAAATAAATCAGCTTTCTAATTTGATATTTTATGGTCCTAGTGGTGTCGGAAAATACACACAAATGTTAAAATCAATTAGAAAATATAGTAATAGTGGCTTGAAATATGAAAAAAAAATTAGTATTTTATATAATAAACAACAACATTTTTTTAAAATAAGTGATATACACTATGAAATTGATATGTCATTACTAGGTTGTAATTCAAAGTTACTTTGGCACGATATTTATCAACAGATTATTGATATTTTATCTACGAAACCTGATAAAGTAGGAATTATTATATGTAAAAATTTTCATGATATTCAAAATGAGTTATTAGAAAACTTTTATAGTTATATGCAACAAAATTTGGGTCTTTCTGTTGATATCAAATTTATTATCATTACTAATGAAATTAGTTTTATTCCAGATAATATTATTAACTGCTGTGAAGTTATAAACGTACAAAGACCTTCAAAGACAAACTATATAAATTGCTTTAATAATAAAAAAATCAAAGGATTAAAAATAGAAATGATAGATAATAATAAATTATTAAAACAGAATGAAGTTCAAATTGTACAATTTCATAAAATAATAGTAGATAAAATAGTAAAAAATATATTAAACTTTGAAGATATTAATTTTTTAAAGCTAAGAGATATGTTATATGATATTTTTATTTATAACTTAGATATAACAATATGTATATGGTATATTATCTCATCCCTTGTAAAACAAAAAAATATTAAAAATGAGCAAATGACAGATATTATGATTCATACTTATCGTTTTTTTCAATATTATAATAATAATTATCGACCAATATTTCATTTAGAAAATTATTTGTTTTATTTAATTTCAAAAATACATTCAATCTAGTAAAACAACTATTCTATTTATTATTCCATTGAAATGAACCTTTATAACCAGTACGATTTGTTGTATTATAATAACTTTTGAAATACTTACTTATAGGAACAACCACTGTGTTATTCGCTTGTGAAACGAATCCAAAATTACTATATCTATTAGGTATACCTCTTCTGTAAAAAATAGCACTTGTGCGAATGGTCATTATATATAATATTTATATTTTATATTTTACAGAAGAATTATATATTAGATAATTATATACTAGATAATTATATAGGATAAAATTTCACTTAAAGTTTATAAATATTACTCTACAATGAATTTAAAAGAAGCATTTGAAATTATGGAGCTAAATCATTCTAATATTTGTTATAGTGAAATAACTATTGATTTATTGAAAAAACAATACAGAAAATTGGCTTTATTAAATCATCCAGATAAATGTGGAGACACAGAAGAATCTACGAAAAAATTTCAAAAAATCCAAGAAGCTTATCAATATTTACAAAAAGAACTGAAACAGTATGAACCATTTATTCCAAATAATTTTACAGAAACACAGCATAATGAATCCGAATCTGAGTCTTCTCTCTACATGGATATTTTAAAAGTCTTTATGAAAACAATCTTAGAGAGAAACTATAATGATATTGTTTTAAATATAGTTAGTGAAATTGTGTATGGATGTAAAAAAGTATCTTTACAATTGTTTGATAATATAGATAAAGAAACATGTACATATATTTATAACTTTCTCTCTAATCATCGTTATATTCTTCATTTGTCACAAGAATTATTAGAAACTATTCGTGAAATGGTTTTGAATAAATATGATAATGCATTAGTATATAAATTAAATCCTAGCATAGATGATCTCATGGATAATAATATATATAAATTATATGTTAATGATAATCTTTATATAGTACCTTTATGGTATAATGAAGTATATTTTGAGACTTCTGATAACGAAATAATAGTAATATGTGAACCTGAATTAAAAGAAAATATAAAAATAGATGATGATAATAATATTCAAGTTGATAGTCATATTTCAATTCAACATGTTTTAAATAAAATAGTTGAAAATGAAAGTATAGAAATACATGTAGGCAAAAAAAAATTTTTTATTCCTATTTCAGAATTATATATGAAGAGAGAACAATATTATAGAATAAAAAACAAAGGTATTTCACAAATTAAAAATGATATATATGATATTTCAGAACGAGCTGATATTATTGTAAAAATAATAATTGATACATAACAAAATAATTCATAATAAAAAAAGTATTTGAACTATTTTATTAAATAATTAAAAATTGTGTAATTATTTAATATGATTCTACGCTACAATTCTATTCTAAAAATTTATTCCGTTTTATCTACATGATTTCAAATTATTTATGATTCAACTGCCTTCTTCTTTGTAATAATTCGCTTCTTCTTAGTTGCTTCTTCTGCCACTTCTTGTACTAAAACTGGTTGGGGTACAACTACTGGAACTTGTATTGATACTGCTACTTGTAAGGATTCGTCATCTTCTACATCACTATCTTCAACTGTTGCAGATACCGCACCATCAGGGTCTACAAAATCATCAGTAAGTGGCATTGTTTTTAATTTTTCTCTATCAGTTGCCTTTGGTTTTAGTAAACAAAGACCTTCCATAGAAGAGCGTGACTTCTGAACAATTGCTTGTTTTAAATTCCACGTAATAGATACCTTACCATTTACAAACCATAAACCACCACACTGAATCAAACAAATAACATGCGCCTTTGACTTTAAAAATTCTAATGGATTCAAATGTGTATTTGTCTTTCCATTTACATAAAGTGGTTCCCCATCTTCATCATAAATTTCCGACTTCCATACACCACTCCAACAAGGTAACTTGATTGTCATAGTAGGTGCTTTACTTAGATCAGGCTCTTGTGTACCCTTAATCTTTGGGTGTCTTAATAATATATTAAATTTCTCATCCATTACTTCTGCACTTGTAATAGTTTTACCAAACCAATCCTTTGAATAAACCATTGCATCAGCCTTTACCTTTGCTTCCAATTTACGAACATTTTGTAAAAAGGCTTCACCATCAGGATTAGGATAATCAGAGCCAGGAAACTGTAAACTCATAGTCCATTTACCTAATGCATTACCTTGTTGATCCTTACTTTCCTGAGCACCCCATGTAAGTAACAATGGAGTAGAAATAGTAAGTGATTCTTTACTATATTTATTATATAAATTCACTACTTTACCCCCCGAGGAGTGTGCCTTGGGAGCAGAGTATGAAAATACGTCAGTATTAATATTAGTTCCGTCAATGATTGTGTCAGCCATGTTATACTAGTATGAGTTATATACACCTGTTATCTTTAAATCAATTTTTTTTTAATATATAAATCAGCTTACTGGTTATGATGTATTGTACCATAATGTATAATATTATTTACGATTTATATGTATATTTATCATTTATACATATAAATAATGTAAAAGAATTTATTATAAGTATTTTTATATTTATATTTACAGAAATTATCATTTTTCAATACATAATGCAATGCATTTTTACACACCGAACTATAAAATAAAAAAATAAAAATTAAATCATACAAAAGGACTCAAAAAGAAATTATATATATATAATATAAAAGGTATGACAGCCAAAAAATACATTTTAAATACAATTATGACAGAGGACTTTAATAAAATGTATACTTCACGCATTGAAAAAATGATTCCATTAGTAAGTAAACAAGAAAAAATGAAAGATGAAGATATTATTATTCCATCTGTAAATGATTATAAAACAATTACACAATTTAACTATAATGTTCAACAGTTGAAAATAATTGCTAAAAAATATAAACTAAAAATTACAGGTAATAAAAATCAACTTTTTTCGAGAATATTTACATTTCTATATTTATCGTATTATGTAACAAAAATACAAAAAAGATATAGAGGACAATTACAGCGAATATATAATTCTTTACATGGCCCTGCATGGTTTGAACGTGAATTATGTACAAATAGTTGTGACTTTGTAACTATGGAACCAATAAAAGAAATACCATTTTACCAGTTTATTAGTTTTAAAGATATGGATAATTTTATATATGGTTTTGATATAGCTTCTTTATATAATTTATATTTAAAAAGTAATGATTTAGTTGCTAATAAAAAAAAAATAACTATCATGAATCCTTATAACCGTGCAAATTTTCCTGAATATGTAATACATAATATTAAAAAAATTATGAAGTTAAGTAAAATTTTGAATAAAAGGGTTAATCTGATTATTGAAGATGAACCACTTGTGTTTTCGGAAACAAAAACAATTGAATTACGATGTTTAACCCTTTTTCAAAATATTGGACATTACAGCGAACCTTCTTGGTTTCTCTCTTTAAATAGAAATAAATTAACGAAATTTATAAGAGAATTAGCAGATATTTGGAATTATCGTGCTCAATTATCTATGGAAACAAAATGTAATATTTATCCTCCTTATGGTGACCCATTTGTAAATACACAATTCATACAATTAGAGGAAAATACTATCCAACTTCAAATAAAAATCTTGACAATATTAGAAAAAATAACAAACAGCGGAATAGATGCTGATAGTAAATCATTAGGAGGTTATTTTGTATTATCTGCCTTAACATTAGTTAGTGAATCTGCCGCATTAGCATTACCATGGCTTTATCAATCGGTTTGTTAGTTTATTATTGTTTATATGTAATTAGTAAAAATACAAAAAATAAAAATAAAATAAAAAAAAATAGCAATTAATTTAGGAAAAATAGAATAAATAAATTTGTATTATATCATAATATCGTAACAATATATATTTGCGTTAAATAGCTTAAAAAGTATTTATTTAGATATAGTATAATAAGATGGCTAGAAGTAAGACTACTACTAAATCTGTGAGTGACTCTGTTGTTTCCGTTCCTGTTGTTTCCGTCCCTGTTGTTTCCGCTCCTGTTGTTACTGAATCTTCAAAGAAGGTCTCTAAGGCAAAGACTCCTGTTAAGCCAGTTGTATCTGTTGCACCTGTTGTCCCTCTTATTGAGGTATCCAAGGAGCCTGTTGTTGAAAATGTTTGTGAGACGGATACTGCTGTCGCTGAACTTTCAAATGATTTTGTTGCCAAGTTGCAACTACTTAATAGTATGATTTCATCATTGAAGTCTGATTACCGTGCACTTGAAAAGAAGATGTTGCGTGACCTTAAAACTGCACAGAAACAGTCGTCCAAGCGTAAGAAGCGTTCTGGAACACGTGCACCCTCTGGTTTTGTAAAGCCTACTCTAATATCTGATGAGCTTGCCAAGTTCCTTGATAAGCCATCTGGTTCTGAGATGGCAAGAACTGAGGTTACGAGAGATATTAATAAATATATCCGTTCGAATAATCTTCAAGATACATCTAATGGAAGAAAAATTAATCCTGATGTAAAGCTTTCTACCCTATTGAAGCTTAAAAAGGAGGATGAGCTTACTTATTTCAATCTCCAAAGATATATGTCACCTCACTTTGCCAAGGCCTCCAAACCTATTGAGGTTGCATCAACTTAATTATAAAAAGTAAAAATTATAAAAATTAAAAATTAAAAAAATTATAAAAAGTAAAAATTATAAAAAGTAAAAATTAAAAAAATTATAAAAACTAAAAATTATATAGTACAAAAGTACTAAATAATTTATTTAAGGGCACATGTTTCAAAGTATTCTATGCTATCACACCCCGAATCATATATTATCATTTCATTTACTAGTTCAAATTTTTTAATATGTGGTTGATAATATAAGACAGTATCAATAGTGATTTTTTCTTTCTCTTTTGACAATTGATAGATATTATTTAAAATATAACGGACTGCAAAAGCAGCATCAATCTTTTGGGTTTTTAGTATATCTAATAAACTAATAGCATATATATTTTTTTTCAGTGTTTCTCTATCATATTTTTCATTATACAAATCCAGCATTTTTTATTATATGTATTTAGATTTTTAAATAAATAAAATATACATATAATTATTTTTCAGGAAAGATAAATCCATCCTTTTTCAAAATACATTTTATATCATCCATCATTATTTGGCCATTTCCTAGTTTTAGTTTTTCAAATACTTTCCATTCATCTAGATGTTCATTTGATTCCATATTAAACATGCTATTTATCTTTATCAATAGTTCATAATCTTTAATATAATTGGTAGTTTTCATCAACCATTCATAAAAACTATACTCTAACTTTTTTTTTTTATATTTTTTAAACAATTTTAGTGTATTATTCAATGATACGTTGATTTCATTATCAATATTATAATCTGTTCCAGATAAAACACATATTTCTGTCAATTCTTTTTGACTAATTCTTAAATTTTCTAGGATTTCTTTTTGTTGATATAATACTATTGTATGATTTAATAGACTTAAATACCTAATTACACGTGTACACCCATAGACAAACATATCCATATCTTCACTTAAACACGCCCATACCTTTCCTTTTATTGTTAAAAATGCACATAATTCATCTGCTTCACCAGGTGCATCGTAATAAGCACAACCAAATGCATTTATTATTTTTTTTACATTTTCAAAATCAGTCTTGTGTATGTAAATAAATTTTTTCTTTAATAAATCCATATTACTGTATATTTCTTGTTTTTCACAATCATCCATAGATTCATTTATTTCTAATTTTTGTTTCAAAGCTTGATATTCCTTTTTGGCACCTATTTTATCTTCCCTACGTTTTTGTAGTAGTTCCTTTTTTTCAGCTGGTATTTTTCCATCAAATATAAATATAGGTGTTATATTATAATACCTAAATATAGATAAGATAAGATACATATTCTCAATTAACCCACCATCTGATACAAATTTAAATAAATAAATACTTATATCAATAACTATTTTTTTCCCCGATAATTCAGATAAGTGAATTATTTTGATAGAATCTTTACATTCTGTTCTTAAAAACCTATTTAAATTTTTTATTCCCATATATTTTTGAATGTCGTCTTTTGTTTATCTATTTATAACCATTCAAACAATCAATTTTATTTTTTATTATTTAGGAGTATGCATAGTGTGTTAGGAAATATTTCATATATTATCTTATTTAATTACTATTACACCGACCAAAAAAAAATGAGACAACACAGTTATAATTTAAGTTGTATAACTATATAAAAACATTTTTTTATAACTCACTATGCTTTTAAGAACGGTTAAATTAATACAAAAAAATCATATTATATTTAATCATAATGGTAATGAATATTATCAAACAATTGATAATGACAATAAAATAAATATATTTAACCAAAATTTAATGAACGTATTTTTAGAACAATTTGAAGAAACTATCGGTAAAGTAACGTATCACGATATTACACAAATTTCAGTATTAGAAAATCATTGTAAAGAAATTAAAAATTTGCCTAATAAGTTGAAAAACTTAAACGTTATGTCTTCTATATGTAAAAAAATAGAATTAAGTAAGGAAGTTTCCGAAAATATTGAGAGAATCACAATTGATAAATCAAACATTACAGTATTCCCAAATATAAGTAATTGTCATAATTTAAAAATATGCAAAATTAATCATTCAGCTATTACAGAATTTTATATAAATTATGAATTACCCAATTCGCTTATTGAGTTAAATTTACAAACTAATTTAATAACAAATACGAACTTTTCTTACGATAAATTATTGAATAAAATTCAAACTGTAAAAATTAATTTATCGGATAATCATTTAAATTACGACGAATTTCCTGAAAAGTTAAGACTTAAATGTAATTTGCTTAGACAAAATACATATGTTCATAACAAAATTAATTTTGCGAATGTTGGAACTGAAAATATAAGAGCGTTTATTCATCAGGCTAATAGACCCGTAATCGTTCTTGAACACGATACACGAATAAACCCTTTATTAGGACCTCAAAACGTTCATTTGTCATCGGTAAATAAGTCTATTTTAAATTCAGTAAATGCTATGAAAAATTATGCACAGGAAAATGAGATTTTCATAGAAAAAATACCAAAAATTAATATTACTGGTAGTTCAAGTAGTTCAATTAGTTATGTTTATGGTTTTTTTAATTCATTTTTAACAAAATACAATACAAATAGTAATATAAATAGTAATATAAATGATGTAAATAGTAATAATGATAGTGATACAAGTAATACAAGTAATACAAGTTTGTCAATTTTAGAAAACTATTGTAATAGAGATGGTAGGTTTTTAACATACTTAAACGAAAATTTAAATCTGGTGACTGTTTGCACCATAACAGATATGACGTATAAAGCTACATTTGAATTAATATGGTCTATTTTGTATTTTAAATATAAACAAAAAATAATCAATTTAGACGATGTGTTTGAACGGATAACGACAGAAATCGGCGATTCTGTGCTACTTTGTTTCACAGGTAAATATAATAGACTGATTAATTCTATGGTAGGAATCATCGAAGGTGTTCAAGTCGGTTTTAGCAACAATGAACAATTACAACTCGAATTTGGTAAAATCATGGAAAAATTCAATAGTAAAGAATATACCTTTGAAGATACATATTGTCAAGCAAAAAGTATTTTGGAATTTGTTGAAGATGGAGGTAAAGAGTCATGGTTAGTGGCTATTCATGATTTAAGACCAGATGACACTATTATTGAATATAAAAATAAGCAATATTTCAAAACGTGGGACGATGATATACTTGATCTTTCTGCGAAAGAATTAGTGGGTTATTGTATGGAAGACAAAATAGTATTTTTAGACGAATTACAAAAAATTATATTGTCTCATTTTTCTTTTTGATCGGTGTAATTTATTGTTATCCCATTTCACATAGACTCATACGTAAATTTGTCTTTATAAAATGATAAAGATTTTTTTCATTGTTTACATTATTTATAATTTTACTTTTTATAAATTCAAATAATTTTTCTGTTCTTTCTATATTCTCTAACATAGACATTGTTTTATAATTTTTTTCAATAAATTTACAATAATTATCTATATTTATAAGACTTTTTCTGAATTGTAACAAAGTATTATTATTACTCTTACACCAGTATAAAAATCCCTGGTAATTATTCATTAATATTGTCTTAATAACATAATAAGATAATACGTTAGTCTTCTCTTTATATAATGTTTCTCTCAAAACCTTACTAGAAGAAGTTTTTTTATATAGGTCTTTATATTTTAATCCCATAAAATGTATTATTTTTACCAATTGTAAGAAACTATGACTGCGTTCAAGATGAATAAATAAATCAGCATTTTTAATAAAGTTTTCTATATCATTCTTGTTTTTTAAATGTAAAAAACTACAAAATAATGCATTCATTATTTCCGCCCAGAATTCTGCATAAGATTCATATAAATTAACTTCTGAATTTACAGGAAAAATACTTAGAATCTTTTTTGTACAAGTATCTGTATTCATATCAGAAAAATCTAGACCAAACGTATGAAAGGTTTCATGCATAAAAACTTTAAACCACTCTTCTTTTCTATAAATAACAATTTCTGCATCTTGTTGACATGTTCTAGTAAATGCTGTATTTATATGAATCTCATCTAATATAGAAATATCCGATTCAGGAGTTTTCTTTTCTAATGATGTAAAGTAAAAATATGTGGTAAGTGATTTAGCACAAAACTTAGAAGCATATTCGTTCAAAATAAATAACCACATGATAATAGAATCCACATATTTATTAAAAGTTTTTATTTTATTCTCAATATTCACTTCTTCCAATATAAAAATCAGTTTAATATTTTTGTTAAAGAGAGAAAATGTATAAGATAATTCTGAAAAAGACATGTTATCAATATGTTTTCGTATATCAAGTGGAAAACTATTACTATTAAATTGTTTAGGTTTTATAATTTGAGAAGCAGTTTGTATATTTTTTATTTGAATATTATAAAAATATTCATTTGTATTTTTTACATACAAAAGATATTCATAAGCTTTTGAAATATCATTAAATAACTCAGATAAAATAGCTTCTGTTTTTTTGCTCGGCTCCATTGAATCAAGATAATTTGTATCATTTATAAATTTCATTAATACTTTGCTGTTTCGGGAAAGTTTCATTATATTATTATGTTAATATATTATGTATTTATATATTTATAAGGTAAAACAAAATAAAAATAATATGTTTTATAATATACAATGGTTAATAAATTAGAGATCCAAACATACGAAGAAGAATTACTGCAACTAGTTGAACTTAATGGAGAACGTGTAAATACAGATGAAAAAGAAACCAAATTAGAAGACATGAAAATGAATGAATTAGAATTTGTTTTTGAAGATAGGGTCGTAGAATTACCTACGAATTCCGATGATAGAATAGAAGAAATAAAAACTAAATTTATACCTTTCATTGATATTTTACAATATGCAATTTCACCATATGATATACAAAAATATAAGATTATATTATCTCAGTCAAATATTGATTTGTTACTTATTATTATAAAGAAATATCCTGAATTCTTTTCTGATTTTGAATCAACAATGATGAATATAATCAAAGACGATAAAATAGATTCAAATGATATACCTGATATTATTTTATTACTTCATAAATTATACGAAATTACTTTTACATTACCTCAAATTAAGTGGAATGTTATTACATTTTCTGAAATGTCTGGGTCATTTATTAAGCTAATGATTCATGTTTTAGTTCAAGATAAAAAAATTTCAATAAGTAATGAAAAGAATTTACTAGAACAAGTAGATAAATTATTAGATGTATGTGTTACATCGTTTAGATTAGCAAGACAATTAAAACGTTCGTCATTTATTAAAAATTGTTTTGAACGTAATAACTAATTACACTCTTCCAAAAAAAACTGATAAAACATTATTCACATTTTATTCTAGTAAATTCTTTTCAAATATACCTTTTGTAAACCAATGAATAATTAATTGCTCATTAGAAAAATTACTTAATTGACTATCAAAACTTTTATATAACTCAAAATCAAAATCTTCATTAGATTTATTAAAATAATTTAAAATTTCCGAACGATTATAATTAATTCCAGTTTTTATTCCATTAACAAAATAATCTTCTAAGTATTGTTCCGAAGTATTTTTATTTAAATCCGCGTGATACATTTTATAAGTATCAATATAAAAATCTATTGGTAAAATTTTACTTATATCATCACCTTGCATATATTTTGATTCATCATAATTCATATTATAATGTCCTTGTCCTTGAATGCCACTTGAAAATGCTTCAAAAATACCATCTTTTTTTCTTAAAATCCATTCTTCTGGTGCAGTATAATAATCTTCAATATGTGTTGGAAGGCATGCTACATGTTCAGACCTTGCCCACCAAAAATTTCCAGAATAAAAAACATTCCTAAATATATTTATACCATACGTATTATGTGTATTTAAAACGTCTAATGCATATCTCCATTTTTGAATGTTCCAATACAGCATTAATTTTATCCAATCTATAACAAAACTTTCTTTTGGCGTTCCAAAATGTCTTAAACCTTTTGTATGTAAATACCAATATACTGTTTCTTTACCATCTGAATCACATGAATTTCTCATATGAAGTAATGTTAGTCTTTCATAAAAATGTGGAGTAGCTACAAATATTATTTTTATTTTACTATCATGTAATCTATAATCATCTATATTTCCATTATTATTTAAAATTCCTAATCTAATTTCATTTGTATTATCATATAATCCATAATTTTTAACACAATTAAATAACATATCAAAAGAGCGTTTCCAATCACCAATTTGGCAAATATGAAAATATCCAATTATTTTTTTCATTATTATATTTTAAATTATTTTTTTTCCTAACAAATCAATATATTGGCTATAACATATTAATTTAGAATATTATAAAAAATTGTTATATTATTATATTTTTATATTTTTATATATAATAATGGGAAAAAAAGGTACAATGTCGTTAACGCGTCCTGGTAGACAAAATTATACTACAAAAAAAGGAGATAAAGTATTTCATCAAAAAGGTCATTATGTAAAAAAATCATATAAACCTTTTTCATATAAAAAAGGAAGCAAATCAAAAACAAATAAAGGATTTTTAGATTTTATATTTAGAAAAAATACAAAAACAAGAAAAATGCGATAAAATACTATAAAATATTATTCATGTTTCAATTTATCACGAATAATCATTAAATCATCAAACACGATAGGTGGCTTTCCACGACTAAAATGTGTTAATTTTGCGTTACCTGTTGCCAATAATATTTTTTTTAATTTATTTTCCTTTGTTTTATCATCTATAATCTGTGAAAATTTAGCGTATTGTGCATCATACATATCTTGTTTACTTCTTTTTCCAAAGAAATCTGGGTCTATTTGAACTTGAACGGGTCTTAATAATTGCCCCTTGTATTTACCCGATTTTCCACCTGCGGCTTTGGCCATCAAAGGATCTTTGGATAAATCCGTTCCAGAATCTAATGAAAAACTTAAATAAAACTCGGGATGATTTTTTTTGAATTTTGATGCCTGATAATAATGTTCTACACTTGCCCATTTATGATTATCTAATGTAAAAGGCTTTTCATCTACCCAAAAATTAGATAACTTTTTACGCCAATCTTTCATAGATGCCAATTCTTTGAAATCTATTAATCTATTATTAGGAATTTGTTCTCCTGCACCTTTTCCTGGTAATTTATCAGTAGATTTTGAATAGAATTGGAAAATGATGTTATCATCATATAATCCTTTTAATTTTGCTTCATTTAAATCTTCATAATCTACTTCTTCTACACTAGGGGTAGAGTTACTTGATGACTTATTTATTTTTTTTTTGAACTTTTCAAAATCTGGAATAATAGCAAAAGGTCCAGCATTTTTTTCTATACATTTATCTACAACCATTTTTTTTATATCATATGGTATTTCTGTAAATTTAAATATCATTTTATTTTTATAACTTATAGTTTTATAATGGGAACCAGTATAATCTACTAGTATATAAAATTCAGGTGTGAATATACCCTTATTTTGGATAAATGGATCTGTTTCACCACATTGTAAGATATTTATATCACCATTTTTGTATGATTCACTTGATAAAATGATAAATTTAATATTTAATATTTTCTCTATTGTAGATATTGTCCATAAATCAGCCCAAAAATCACAGGTTCTTACTTTTTTCTTTAATTGCTCTAATGTATGAATATCCTTCATAAATTTAAAATCTTTTAATAAAGTGGCAGATACTTTTTTCTCTTCAACTAGTTTATCATGTTCTGATTGTATTTGTTTTGCATTTTCTAGGATTTTTTTTTCATCATTACTATCTATGGAATTCGCAAATTTTTCTTTTAGTAATACATGTTCCGCAGCCAATTCTTTAATTTTTTTGGTATCTGATAATATACTTGTTTGATACATATCATATTGGTCTTTATATGTTTGAAATACTTTATCATCTACTTCTTCTGATACCTTTTTTCGCAATTTATCAACAGATGTTTGTTGTGCTATACTAGAAAAAGAATCTCTAATAGTAGAAAATAAACAATCTCCGCCACCTTCATTATCAATTAGATTATAATTCGCATTTTGCATAAATTTTTGTACCCAATTATCTGAGGTTGTTTCATGATATTTTTCTTTGTAATCTTTTGCACGTTTTTCATTTTCTTCTTTTAATTCTTTTGGAACAGATACACCTGCTGTTATTATAAATATATCTTTTCTAATTTCAGGTATTTCGTAAGATACTGTTTTATCATTATCTCCTTTTCCTTCATTTTCTTCTTCATATTCGTCATTATTTTTATTGAAGAGAGACGTATCGGGAATCATTCTCTCTTTCAATAATAAATCTTTCGTAACAAAAGTATACATTAATGGTTTTATTTTTGTTTTTTCAATATTCAAATCACCATTGGCGTCTGTATAATTATCACTTTCTGTCGCCAAAATTTCATATACACCTATTTGCATGATACATTCATTTGATTTAATTAAATAAATAGGATAGTATAATATATCATCTTCTTCAAATGTATTTTTTACATGTCCTATGGCGATAATTATATCTATATCATGTGCTAATATTTGATACATATCTGCTTCAAAATCTGAATCACCTATGTCTAATGTTTTGATTTCAGGATAACTTATATTACTATTTATTTTTGATAAAACCATTCTATTTATTATAATAATTTATATTTTTAATATAATATTTTTATTATAATATTTTTATTATAATAAATTGTTTATTTGTTTAGTATTTTTCATTTACAACTTTTAACATTTCAAAAATTGTTATTTTAATTATCTAAGATATATAAAGCGTCTCCCCATCCATGTTGTGTAATATTAGTCAACACTCTTTTAAAATTATATTGTGATAAAAAATCATCAATTTCAGTAATGAGACCACAATTTTTGTATAATTCTTTTTCATTAACTTCAAGATAAAGTGCTTTTGCATATTTGATGGACTCAGTAGCACCTTTTAAAGCCATAAGTTCTGCACCTTGAATATCAAAATTCCAAAAATTATATTTAGATGCGTCAATATTATTTCTTTCAAAAAAAGTATCAACTTTAATACTTTTTTGATATATTTTATCTACATATACAACTGATGGGTGTTCGTGTGAATGAGTACCAAATTCTAATACACTCGATGATTGTCCATTATTTGAAACATTAAATACAATTTCTTCGTCGTCTTTATCGGTTATTACAGCATTATACACATTTGGTATACCTCTATTTATTGCTTCGCATACTTTTGAAGGAATTGCATCAATCCATACAACATCTTCATTTTTTAATCCTAATTCATGGTAAAATTGTATTTCCTCGCATTCATGAGCACCTATATGTAATGCGCCATTAATATTTATGTTTTTTGATAATAAAACTTGATTAATTTCTGAAAAAGTAATTAGCATTATATATTTTTTTATAGATTAAAAATATATTATTTAAACTAAATTTGAAGAAAATATTATATTTCAATTAAATCCTTACACATCTCACGGTTTCTTAGCTTGGAATTTTATAAACGTTTATAATTTTATTGATGATAAGATAATAACAATAGAAAATGAATATCCTAAAACTGGCAATGAAAACAAATTCATTCGTTTCAAACCGTTCAATAACATATAATAAAATTTTTTATATATCACATTACACAGAGTAAAAAGAAAAATGTGACAACACAGTTATCATTTATATATTTTCTTTACGAAGTTTGAAACTATGTTTCAAGTAATTTGTTAAATGTTCCTTTATTTTCTTTTCTAAAATATTTGAAATTACATTATAAATATCTTCATAATCTTCATAAGTATTTAGACTTTCCTTTTTATATAATTTTTTAACTGACTAAAAAACTCATGATACTTATTTTAGTCCTTTTCTCATGTATTTATAATCCCCATTCCACGCCATACAGTAATTAAACACCATCGTGTTTCATAATTTTCCATACTTATTTCTTCCTGATAACCAAAAACACGGGAACTTACAGAGGTTATGTATCTATGATCTAATATTTTAAGCCCATTACGCATATTAGTAATACAATTTTTAATTGTATTTGAAATGTATTGAATACTATCCGTTTTTTCATGAAATTTATTTTCAATAAAAAAATCACTTATTTTTGCATCTATATCATCATTATCATATATATTCAATTCAAAATCAAACATATGATTATGAGAATAATCATACTCATCCATAGGCATAATATTTATATTATCTTATATTTATATTATTTATATTTATATTATTAACCAGATAAATAAATTTGCTCTATTAATTGCTTTTCCTCTAACTCATTTAGCTCATTTAGATCATACAAATCTAAATATTCATTACAAATAAATGTTTCATCAATATCTGGTACATCCAATTGAATTAAGTCTGGTAATTCTAAAACAGCGAAAACGGCAGAACAAGTAGATATAATTTTTAATTGTTCATTAGATTGCGTATTTTTCGTTTCTACTTCTACAACCATATATTCTATAATTATTTTGTTTATGGGTTGTAAATGATGTTGCTCAATATTTGTGGTAATTTTAAAAGAAGAGTCTTCAATAGTCATTTTAGCGTTGTTAAATGCTAATTTTTTTGCGTAATCTAAATTATTAGTTACCATTTTTATTTCAAAATCTTGCTCTTTACGACAATTATTATATTCTACTATTAGGTACATTTTTAAAGAAAAATAAACCAAAAACTTTAAATCATTTTTTACACCTTTTATCATTTAACACATTAATTTAATTACATTTTCCGCAATACCTCCAACCACTACTTGTAATATGTAGATCGGGTTTTGATATCCAATCGTCAAATTTCATGTATTTAATGGTTCCTTCGGTTGTTGAAAAATATAATTTATCTATTGTTATGTAACTATTTGTAGTTAATTCTTGACTACAATGGTAACAAGGCGCACTTTGACATAAATTTCCTAGTTTATTTACCCGTAAAACAAGTAAGTCAAGTTTATTTCGTTGTTTTATTTTTTTATGACGAATCATAATATTAAGCTTTCTTAACGCATCAATTTCTGCATGTGTTTTTATTCTAGAATTTGAACAAGGCGACCTATCCGAGTTTTGACCAATAGTAATCTTTCCCTTCATAACACATATTTAAATTACTTTCCCTTAAATTTGGAATAAATGCTGCAATATGCGAATATTTATCATTACTTTTACATAACATTCTTTTATTCATTAGATCTTGAATGAGAGGATGTTCTTTGGTATATTTACTAGTTTTTTCGTTCATTTCGTTATTCTATTATCTTGTTAAATAGTCTTTATATTATAAAAAATATTCATTTTTTTTAAATTCTAATGAAAATATTTAAGAAAAGATAATAAAAGCTTAAACGTATAAATCATATAAATGAAATTATTTTGCTTTCTACCATTAGCAGTTATCGGATTACGAATAACGCAAAAAAATCTACAAAATGCAGAAAATAGACAAAAAATATGTAGAGATTGTAAATATTTTATTCCTTTTGAAAACCAATGTAGAAAAATTAATAAAACAAATTTAATTACAGGTGGTAAAACGTATAATCATGCAGCAAAAATGAGAAATAAAGAGTTATGCGGAAAAGATGGTTCTTTTGAGGAGAATTATTTTAAGATTGTAACAGAACCTTATTATTTTGTAAAAAAACATTCAGTCATATTAGTAATTTCATCATTTCTTATTTCGTTTTTTTGTATTTTTAACATAATATTCCTATTTAATCAATAATTTTGTTTATCAACATTGGTTAAAGTATTTATGTAATATATGACAAATAGTAAAAATATAAAATAGAAAATATACAAGCACAAAGATTTATAAATATTGAAAACTATTTAGACGTAAAGTAAGTATTTAAAATACGTGTTACTCTAAATAATTTTATATTTTTTTTTTTTCTTATTTTTTGCCTTTAAATTGTGCGTTTCAAATGAGAAGAGGTGTGAACATCAATTAAATCCATACATTTAAAAATTGTTTTATTTGTTAAACTCTTATAATCCTTCACTTTACTATGAGATATTTTTTCTATGAATTCATTTATACTAATATTATTTCCTACTATTATATAATTATATTCATCTTCTAAGCTTTTATCATATAAAATGGCGATTGTTTCCATGAGTTCATCTACTTCATTTTTCTTATTTTCTTCCGAAATAAATGTGTAAACCATAGATAATAACTTTTGTGTTATTTCTATTATTTTTTCCTTTTGAATAATTCCTTTTTTACTCAAATTTTTATAAAAGGCTGCTAATGACTTTCTTTTCTCGTTATCTTTATTAATTTTACAAAATTTATCATAATCAACAGATGGGTCTATATATTCAATATTGTTAAACAAATCCATAAAATTTACCAAGTTTTCTTCAAACAGCTCATGAAAAATTTCGTATTTATTAATTAATGTAGAATATAAATCTGCATATATTTCTGAATAAAAACGATTTAAGGATGCTATATCAAAGATAGTTTTAGTAATATTATTCATTTCTTCTTTTGTTTTATTCTCTTCTAGAATCTTATCAATATCATGAATAATTTTATTCTTTGTTTCTAACACATTTTTATCTGTTAGCTTATTCAAATTCATTCTAATATTATCTATATATTTTGAATTATGCGATTTTTCTTCTATTTTTGTGGGTTGAAATGAACTTGATTCACAGTATTCATTATTACACATTTCATTATTTCTATTACCTCTTCTTCTTTTCATTCCATAATTATCCTTTGAATTTATATTTGTATTTGTAATATTATTGAAATTTTCTCGTTTAGTAAAAATAGGGGTTTTTACATAATCAGGGGATCCAACTTGTAATGCTAATTCAGATATAATTTTTATAATATTTGTTTCTAGAACGTAATCAAAACCACCAAATTTAATATTATCAAAATCAGTTAATAAATATTTTTTTATATCTGTCATAATTGTTGTTTGTATTCTATTTATAAATATATTTATATTCATTTTTAAATTATTATAATAATAATTTAAAATAAACTTAAACAGAATTATACGTTTATATATAATATGAAAAACAATGCGGAAATTGTGGAAACAGATACAAATAATTATGATTCGTCATATGAATTTGAATCATGGGATGAATTAGATATTAAACCTGATTTATTAAGGGGAATATATGCTTATGGATTCGAAAGACCGAGTCCTATACAAAAAAAAGCAATCATTCCAATTATACAAAAAAAAGATATTATTGCACAAGCACAGTCAGGAACAGGTAAAACAGCTACTTTTACAATTGGAGCATTACAATTAATTGATTTAACATTACAAAAACCTCAAATTTTGGTACTATCTCCTACACGTGAATTAGTTACTCAAACTGCAAAAGTAATGGAAAATATTGGTAATATGATGACGGGATTAACTATTAATACATTTTATGGTGGTTTATCTTTTGACGAATTGGGTAGTTTTACAAACAAAAATGATAGTCAAATTATATGTGGTTGTACTGGAAAAATAAATGATATGTTGCGACGTAACAAAATAACAACTAAACATTTAAAATTAGTTATATTAGATGAAGCAGATGAAATGCTTTCCACAGGATTTAAAGACCAGGTTTATAATATTTTACAGTTTTTGAATAATGATGTGCAAATTGCATTATTCAGTGCAACATTACCAGCATATATTTATCCTATTATCAGTAAAATTATGAGAAATCCTGTAAAAATTGAAGTAAAATCGGATATGCTTACTTTGGAAGGTATTAGTCAATTTTATATAGCAATGGAAGATGATAGACAAAAATATGCTACATTAAAACATATATTTTCGTTTATTTCTGTCTCTCAGTGTATTATTTATTGTAATAGTGTAAAGCGTGTTATAGATTTATATGAAGCTATGAAAGAAGATGAATTTCCTGTTTGTTGTATTCATAGTAATATGGAAAAAAGTAGTAGAGAATTAGCTTTTAATGAGTTTAAAATGGGAAAATCACGTGTATTGATTTCTTCCAATGTTACTGCACGAGGAATAGATATTCAACAAGTGAGTACTGTAATTAATTTTGACATACCTAAATGTGTACATACTTATCTACATAGAATAGGACGTAGTGGGCGTTGGGGGAGAAAAGGTTTTGGAATTAACTTTATCACACGTAGAGATATTGGTAAATTGAAACAAATAGAAGAACATTATAGTTGTGAAATTAGAGAAATGCCTGGGGATTTGGATTTTTTACAAAAAATTTGATAAAAAATTTTTTTGGTCATTATATGGTATAGTTGCTGTTTTACCTTATACAATTAAAAATACATGTTATAATATTTTGGATTTATTTTCAAAAAACTTTTTCGGAATATTTTTGACTTATTTAATACTTACTAATAAATAGTAATTCTCATAATAAGCGTTTTAATGTATTTACATGTGTAAAAAATGGACATTTTGAATCAATTGTGTAAAACTTGTAAATGTGTAAAACTTGTAAATGTGTAAAACTCGTAAAAATCCATTAATTATATTTCTTGTTTATAATTAATGTATAACGAAACCAACAAAAACGAAATAAAAGAAATAAAAGAATATAATTTGGATGACATAAATATGTTTTTCAAGTTACCTATTTACTACAATAAATATAAAATGCCATTGAAAAAAAATATATCAACAGATTTAGAATTAGCTAAAACAATAGACTCCTCTAATAATCCAATATATAGTCATATTTTTAATACTAATAACGATACAAAAAATACAGATATAAATAATACAGATAATCAAGAAAATCCATTTACAAATATTATAATGGATCAAATGTGTGAATACTATACAACAGATACAATATTTTTAAATGAAAATCAAGAATTTCTAACACAATATAAAAGTATAAACAAAGATACGGATAAAAATTATAAAAATGATAATGATAAAGATAAAAATGATAAAAACTTAAATGACTATAATTATAAAGATATACTGAAAATATGGAGCGAAATAAAAGGAGATACTGGTTTTAAAGAAAAATATCAATACATTGACTGGAAAATGTTAGAATTTCTTAATCATTCTGAGCATTTTTTACAATTAATGAGTATTTATAATTTACTTTCCCCTATTGTTTCCTTTTGTCTTCCTTTTATTATTTTAGTAATTCCATTTTTTATTATAAAATTAAAAGGTTTAGATGTTAACTTAACCGAATATATTGAAATTTTAAAACTGTTAGCTGAAAATCATGCCATTGGTAAATTATTTACACAGTTTCATAGCGTAACTACAAATGAAAAAATGTATTTAATAGTATCTACTGCATTTTATCTATTTACAATATATCAAAACATACTTGTTTGTATTAGATTCAATCATAATATGATAAAAATACATAAACATCTTAGTAATATTAAACAATATCTAGAACATTCTATTAATAAAATGGAAAATTATTTGTATTATTCCTCTAAATTATCTAGTTTTAAAGATTTTAATGAAGAACTATGCGATAAAATAAAAATTCTTACTTCTATGAAATACAAACTGATAAATATATCAGAATACAGAATCACTAATTATTCCAAAATTTTTGAAATTGGACATGTATTGAAATGCTTTTATGAATTAAATGATTCAAAAATCTATGAAAATGCTATTGGTTATTCTTTTGGATTTCATGGATTCACTACGTGCTTAGACGGATTAATATTTAATATTAAAGAAAATAAAATAAATTTTTGTCATTTTATAGAAGATAATAAAAAAATAGTATTGAAAAACAGTTATTATGCTTCTTTAAAACATCTATCACCTATTAAAAATACTGTAAAATTTAATAAAAACTTTATTGTATCTGGTCCAAATGCATCAGGTAAGACGACTTTGTTAAAATCTGTCTTAATTAATTTAATATTGAGTCAACAATTTGGCTGTGGTTGTTATGATTCAGCTAAGGTAAAACCTTTTAAATATATTCATTGTTATTTAAATATTCCTGATACATCTGGAAGAGATAGTTTATTTCAAGCAGAGGCAAGAAGATGTAAGGAAATCATAGATAATATAGATGCAAATAAAAATGATCCACATTTTTGTATATTTGACGAATTATATTCAGGAACGAACCCAGAAGAAGCTGTTCAAAGCGCGAAATCATTAATGGAATATTTAGTTAAGAATAGAAATGTAAGTTGTTTATTAACAACACACTTTTTCAAACTTTGTAAAAAACTTAAAAAAAACAATAATATCTTAAACTGTCATATGGAAACTGTTAAAACAAATAATAAAATAAATTATTCCTATTTACTCAAAGAAGGCATTTCTGAAATAAAAGGTGGTATTTATGTTTTACGTGATATGGGGTATCCTACCGAAATAACTGAAAATACAAAAATATAATATATGGAATATGGAATAAAATAAAAATATTCGTTTTTCATTCAGTAATTTTAATATTATTATTTTGTAATAATGATATTAGAAATATTTAATCCATCTTTTTTAATGTGTTTAGGAATAGTATTATTAATTATATCAGGAGTAATTGTATATTTTGAAAGCAAAATAAGAGACCAAACGCATAAAATAACTTCTATGCTAAGTTTAGTATCATCTTTAACAGACGAGCTAAATCAAACAAAAATGTATATAAATAATTTCGTATTGAATCGTACAAATAACACTAATCCGCAAATGTCTGTACAATCACCTTTTACACAATTAAATAAAAATGTAGAAAATGAATTGATTGATGTTTCTGATGATGATGATGATGAAGATGATGATGATGATGAAGATGATGATGATGATGAAGATGAAGATGATGATGATGATGATGATGATGATGATGATAACAAAACAATATGTAATAAAAATATTAAAATACTAAATGTAAAATTAAGTGAACACAATAATTTAAATGAATTAGATGAAATAACTGAATTAGATGAAATAGGAGTAAACGAGATAGGATTAAACGAACTAAATGAAATAAATGAGCTAAATGAACTAGAAGAAATAGAAAGTAGCGAAAGTGACGAATCTTTAAGTGAATGTGACGATACAAAATTAGTGATAAGTGATTTAAGAACCTTTTCTTTTGATTTGAAATCGATTAATATAAATAATATAAATGAATCTCATTTAGGAGAATCTGATTTAATTGATATAGATAAATCCAAACAAGATGAATCATTAGATTATAAAAAACTATCCATTCAGAAACTTAGAGAGATAGTAACAGAAAAAGGATTAGTAAGTGATTGTACTAAAATGAAAAAACAATCTTTATTACAATTACTTGAAACATAAATACAAATATCTTAAATATAAATATCTTAAATACAAATATCTTAAATATAAATATCTTAAATACAAATATCTTAAATATAAATATCTTAAATACAAATATCTTAAATATAAATATCTTAAATA